CATGACTTTTGACCACCACATGGTTTAGGGTGGCCGACCATAGCTTCTCATCAAAGGCTGTGATGAGCTTCTCCTGTTTTCTTAGGGTTTTCAGGAAGGCTTTCATCAGGTTTCGCTTGGCCTTTTTCTGGTCGATGTCGCTTATGAGCGTCTGCAGCCTTTTTTGAAGGGTGTTGTGCTTTTCAGCTAAATGATTATATTTTTTTGCATAGTCAGTTTGATCGATGGTGGTTCTCGCGTTTTCCGCGATCAGCTTTTCAAGGGCGGTATGAAGCAGTTGCGACTTGACCTCTATTTGTTTGATCTCTTTTTCCTCTTTTGAAAAGTTGGTGATCTTCTTGGTCAGATCATCGTAGCTATTTAGTATCTCTTCTTTATTGTCAATAAGACTGTTGAAGGCTTCCACAAAAGCCTCCTTGATGACTTCTTCTTTCAGATGGGGTGTGGTGCACTTGGCTTTCCTTAAGAATTTGTTGTTGCACTGCCAGATGGTCTGGGCGTACTTGGTGTTGGAGTGCCACACCTTTCTTCCGTAAAACCCACCGCAGTCTCCACAGGTGATCCGACTGGCCAAGCAGTTGATGGCGCTTGTGTACTTTCCCGCCTTTTCCCTTCTTTTAAACTCCGCTTGCACCAGCTCGAAGGTTTCAGGCTCTATGATGGCTTCGTGGCTGTTCTCCACATAGTACTGAGGCACTTCGCCTTCGTTTATCTTTTTCTTATTTGTTAAAAAATTAACGGTGTAAAATTTTTGCAATATGGCAGAACCGCGATACTTCTCATTCCGTAGAATGCTTTGAACGGTCGTCGCCTGCCATTTCTCTTTGCCTCCTGGTGTTGGGATCTTCTCTGTTGTCAGCATCTTGGCGATGCCTGAAGCGGTCTTTCCTTCCAGAAACAACCTGTAGATCTTTCTGATAATCTTGGCTTCCTTCTCGACGATTTTAGGCAGTCCGTCCTCGCCTTTCTTGTAGCCAAGAAACTGCTTGTAAGGCAGGCTAACCTTGCCGTCTGCAAACCGCTTGCGCTGGCCCCAGGTCACGTTCTCGCTAATGCTGCGAGATTCTTCTTGCGCGATCGAACTCATAATCGTGATTAATAATTCACCTTTACTGTCCATTGTATAAATGTTTTCCTTCTCAAAATAGACCTCTACATTTTTTTCCTTTAGCTGTCTGACTGTTGTTAAGGTATCCACTGTGTTTCTCGCAAATCTCGAGACTGATTTAGTGAGTATCAAGTCTATACGACCTTCCACCGCATCCTTGATCATTGTGTTGAAGCCATTTCTTTTCTTGGTGCTTGTAGCTGATATTCCCTCGTCTGTATACACCTTTACAAAATCCCATTCTGGTTTATCCTGTATATGTTTTGTATAGTAATCAAGCTGGGCGTCAAAGCTTGTCTGCTGCTCGTCAAAGTCAGTCGATACCCTGGCATAGGCTGCTACTCTTTTCTTTGTTATGGATGCATTGTCTGTCTGGTTGAAGTTGTTTTTATTGGCCGGTATGACTCTGACTTGTTTAGCCGTTTGCATAGGTCATCTCCTTACACTTTTCGAGGCTTTTTTCTCTGGCCCTCTCTCTTGCTTCAATACTCCAGCTCCCACTTCTTGATTGATGCTTCCATGTTTTCTTGATCTGTGTACCATCATACATGTCAAAATTGATCTCAAAAGGTCCGGAAATGATTATTTCCCTGATCTTCTTGTCAAAATCCGTCTCGCTAAAGTAATCAGTTTCAAGGACCTCACTTGTTTTTTCAACGAGAATCCTCTCAGGTATTTGACCTGCTGGACAAGCTTCCTTGCCAAAATGAAGGTAGGTGCCGCAGCCCCAATAGACTCTTCCGTGGTTTGCTTTTCTGTTGAAGCGCTTTCCACACATGCCGCATGATACTCTTCCAGTGAAGCAGTAACTGGAAGTGTTCTTTTTCGAAGTATAGTACTGAGCGTTTTCAGCGAGCTTTTCTTGAACCTTTCTGAAATCATCCCTGTCGATGATGGCGGGATGGCTGTCCTCAACATAATACTGAGGCAATTCTCCTTTGTTCTTTACCAACAGCTTCTTCAAATGATCCAACACATGTTTTTTTTGCAGGAGCGAGTCACCGATGTATTTTTCATTTTTCAGAAGCTCCGCAACCCTTTCAGAGGTCCAAGTTCCGCCTCTTGGCCTTTTTACTTTCATGTTCCTAATCTTCTTGGCTATGGCAAAGGTCCCCATGCCTTCCAAATAGTCCGTGTAAATCATTCGCACTATCCTTGCTTCCGTTTCATTGATGGCGATATCCTTATTATCAATATCGTAGCCATACATAAAACTGAAATTGACCAGCTCCCCTGCGGCAAAACGCTTGCGGATTCGCCATTTGCAGTTCTCGCTTACCGAATGGCTTTCCGCCTGGGCAAAAGAAGCGAGGATAGAGAGCATCAGCTCACCATCCCCGCTTATGGAATGAATATTCTCTTTCTCAAAGTACACATCCACATTGAGCTCTTTCAGTTCCCTTACCACCTCCAGCAAGGTCAGCGTGTTTCTTGCAAACCTAGATATGGATTTGGTGATGATCATATCCACTCTTTTATTCCTGCATTCTTCTAGTAGCTTCTGAAACTGCTCCCTCTCAGTTTTGGTGCCGCTGATGGCCTTGTCGGCATACACGCCGGCATACTCCCATTTTGGATTGTTTTGAATCAGCTGGCTGTAGTAACTGATTTGCGCCGAGAGAGAATGCAGCATGGCGTCCTTGCCGCTTGAGACTCTGGCATAGGCCGCCACTTTTTTTCTCATGATGGTCTTTGGTCTTGGCGCGTTGATTTCTCTTATTGTCCTACCCACTGTCAACCCTCCTTCCATCACGATGTTAACTCTGATTTTGACACATAGCAAGTTATATAACGCTACAAACCCCCTATGATTGGCTTATATTTTCCAATCAGGATCGCTTTGATTTTACCGTATTCCTTGCTGTCGATAAGGCCTTCTTCCAGCATGGTCTTGGCGATGCAAAGGGAAGCCTGGTAGTTCTTTTCCCGTTCAAACTGGGCTTGGTTCATTGCCTTCTCTCCTTCCAAACCGGGACTTGATATAGCAGGCATGGGAGCAAAACTTTCGGTCCCTGTTGCCATAGCTTTCGAACGTAACACCGCACCCGTCGCATTTGATGGTATAGTATGCTTTTCCTGTTTGTTGATCTTGGTTCTCTTGCCACCAGTCCCTGCGGCATTTCTCACTGCAGAATTTTTTCGGTTTTCCTCGCAAAACTTGTATTAACGCTTTGCCGCATTGTTTGCAGTGGGTGTTTTGCTCATTGAAGTCTTCTTTTGCGGGTTCTTTTTTATCGGCTAAGCCGTTTCGTCTGCAGTAGGACTTGATGGTATTGACTGAAACATCAAGCACCTTGCTGATTTCAGAATAAGCAAGGCCATTGTTCCGATGTCTCGCCACTTGTTCTTTTTCTTCTTTTGTCATAATGACCTCCTCTTAAACAAATGGAAGCGCTTATTGATCACCTACAGCTTGTCGATCTCGGAAAGAGACTCTTGGTTTTGAACCCTTGCCGCATCCACGATGCCCTCGCCAATGATATAGGCAATCAATACACTCGATGCGGAGATCATAGCTATCACCTGCTCGATGGTCATCTCATCCACTTTAAAGACCATTAAAATAGCGGTGACAAACCCAGTCACCGCCGCCCAGAACTTTCTTGATGTCAGCTTCTGTTTCCAATTTATTTTATCCATCATTATCACTCTCCTGTCAGCCTGTCCATCAGGATGGTGTTTAGCCACACCAGCTCATGGACAGTGATCTCTTTTTTCCGTATCTTTTCTCGCCACAAGGCACTCGTAATGATGCCCTTGTTCTCCAATTCCTCTATGGACTTATAAAGCAGTTCCCATTGCCAGGACTCTTTTAGTTTAAGTTTCATCTCTTCCATCCTTTCTCTCACTTTTTCTTTGAAGCTGTTCCATTCCTTCGGGTTGTTGACAAACCAGCGATGGCAATCTTTCCATCCTACAACTTCTTTATGGAGCCAGAGCGGTCTTTCAGCCTCCTCTAGACCAAATTCCATGATCAGATCAGCGCATCTGCTGATAAGTGTTTCATAAGTCTTGTCCGCCATCTGCCCGTCATAGGCGATGTGGGTGCACTCGATACCATAGGTGCAGTTGTTGGGATAGGTGCTTAGATAATCAAGAGCTTCTTTTGTGTAGGGGTTTGGGCTTCCCGCATGATAGGCTATTTCATTTTCCGGGATGCAGACCACCACATCTCCGTTCAGATCAATGATTTCGTGGGCCGACCCGTAGCCTTTTGTCCCGTTTTTTCTGTTTTCAAAAAAGTTTCTGTTGGCAGCGGCTGTCGAATTTCTGTTGGCTACCCAGTGGATGACAATGCCCTTTACCGTGTCAATCTTCATGCCCGGTCGCGAATAAGGGTTGATGGTCAATAGGTTTTGTATCACCTTATATGCTGTCGTCATTGTTTTCTTCTCCTTTTTCTTCCTCCAAATCCTTCATCAGATGATGGTTCTTTTTCCTGGCAAACAGTAAAAGCCACTGGAGATCAGCTCCGGCTTCGCATAGATTCTCGATGTTCGATTGAAATTCCCGCATAAACATGACGGAATAAACGAAGGAGGCGAGTAGAATACCGGCTTCCTTTAAAAAGATTACCCTGTAGCTAAGGCCTGTCAGCAAAGTCACTGTTAGATAAGAGAATATCTTCACCTCGGTTCCCTGCCAAAGAGACTTGGAAAACAGCTTGCCTGATTTGACAGCTTTTCTGTAACCGTCGTTTACCTTTATAATCGCATAGATTTTTGTGACAATATCCATCGTAGAGGCGATGATGACCGCTATCAGGGCTAGAAAATATGCCCTTTCCGGAAAGAATAGATAGGATATCAGTCCCACTATGGATCCGTATAAAGGCTTAAGCCCTGTAAAGGCTTTTAAGATATAGTCGATTGTTCTTTCAAGCAAGTCCATTGAATCAATCACCTCCTCGGTTGTCGCATCATTCAATGCTGTTGATCATATATGCTGTCATGAGAGGTCTATTATTAGAAAATCCTTCTAATGTAGTTAATAGTCCCTTACTGTTCCTTCACTTGAAGACCGGCTAGCTCTGAAACCAGCCTTTCAACCTCCGCCAGCCTTTGCTCCACTGTTTTTGTCTTTTCACCATCTATGAGAGGTCTTTCCATATAGCTTTCTCCGCCAACCGCAATGGCAAAAGTCTCAAGACCGGCAATACGCTCCTCAAGTGTCGGTTCAACTTTCATCATTTTTTCTTTTTCGACAAAGCCCTTCTTGTCGCTGTCGTAGCTGTACAGGTCTATGTTCAGTGCAACATCTACGTCCACCTCAACCCCGTCTTTAAAAGGTGGTGCGTCATATCCGATGACCCTTTCTTTCACGACACCATTTTCAACCCTGATAAATGCTTTCATAGGTAAGCCCCTCCTTTATAGCTGATTAAACAAAACAAGACCGGAAGTACCATCCGATCCATCCCTGGCGCTGCTTGTCTTTGCACCAATGCCACCACTTACGTTTTTAACTGAGGAATCCGTAACAGCAAAGAGATACATCAACCCACCGCCACCGCCACCGCCATGCCCCGCCAAAATTCCCTCTGTACCGTTACCGCCTGTGGCTGCAATCGTAATGGCAGGGATGGCGTTATGGGAATAGAGCACAAGTGCCCCTGCGCCGCCACCACCGATGCCCGGTGAATTTCCGTAGGAAGAACCGCTATTTGGCCCACCAGCACCGCCATTTCCAGCAGCTCCCGCACCACCCCCGCCGCCTGGCCTATTCTGGTTGTTTCCTCTGTAGTAGCCCCCGTGACCCGCTCCGAGGTATGTTTTCCCGGGTTGAAACAAGGAGTGCAGAAAAGTGGACAGGCGAAGATTAGCGAGATAAGTTATACCGGGTGTTCCGGATGTAGTGATATTTGAATCTGCTGTATTGATGGTGCCACTTTCTATGATTTCACTATAAAAGCTTCCGTCCTTTCTTGTAGCTGTCACAAAAGTTGCTGAGCCGATGGCGTTTGTACCGCTGATATCAATTGTCCCTGTTCCGGTGATGTTGGATGCCAATATCAGAAATATGGCGCCGCCATGGCCTGCCTCTTCAACACCTACCGTCTTGACCGGGCCTTTCACCCCTAAGCCCTTTCCATCCAGCTTGCCATTCAAAGTCAGCGACCCCTTCACAATGAGTATTTGACAGCCCTTTCCGGCAGGAGGCGTTACCGTTACACCTGCATTGATGGTAAGGGAATCGCATACTATGAAATCCGATGGAAACTCTCCGCTTGATGAAAAGGTCAAATCACCGTGTGTATTGATAAACCTCAATCCATCGAACAGCTTGATATATTCATAGCTCAGGCTTCCGTTATAGACTGGCAAGCTAAGCTTTCCCATCTCGTTATTGTCTATAATACTCATCAAAGTGGGATTGGCCTCGATATCCGCTATCTCCTGTGCTTTGAGTTGGTCTTTAAACAATGTGTATTTCCAGACATCTATGGGAATATCGCCCCCGGGATACCACGCCGGCTTTGCCCTGTATCTGAAATACCCGCATAACTCTTCGCTGCCTCTCTCATCGGTGATCGCACCAGCGGTTATCGTTGAAAACCCATTGGCAAGATAAATTTGCGCCAGTGAATACTCCCATGAAGAACTGTTTTGGACCAGATCGGGTGGGCTTGGGCTTTCTGCAGCAGATCCTTGTTTGACTGCCAGCTCTATTTTTCTGCTTGATAGATTTAGCCTTACCGCAATCCGGTCGATTCTTGGCTGTCCGCTGGTGTTGTCTGCTACCGACAAGTTTGTAACATCCGTCAACACCCTCATGGCGCCATTTATAAAAATAGCCCCTGTGTCCACATACACCGTCTTGTTGGGAGTGGACTGAGGCCAGACTTTTAGCTCGTTTCCGATATCCCCAATGATGCCATCCTCCAAAAGCGAACTAAAATACAGCCGCCAGTCCAAGGCGCTGTAGGCCCTGTCTCCCACCTGAGAGGTGAAAGGCATTCCAAAGTCGTTAATATTGCTCACTGTATTTTCCTCCCTAGTATTTAATCATCCATCTCATCGTCAGATAAGGCTGCAGATTGTTATGGGCTTCTCCGCCACCCGTAGTTAACGCACCATCCTTCAATGTCACATTAAATGTATCCTCTGATGCCACAGCACCTGTTCCGCCGTCTGGTGTTGTGTCGCTGTCCATCTTGATGTCATGGGTATGGGGCGGCATCTGTGCAACTGTCAGGACATGTGTTTTCGCTCCACCCGTTTGTCCAATTGATGCAAATTCCGTTTGAGCGCTGTCCACACCCGCAAGTACCCTGCCACGAAAATCTGGCAACCCGAAGGTTGTGCTGCCATCTCCCGCCCCGTAGGTGGTCCCGATGGCGGTAAAAAGACCGGCGTATTGAATCCGGCTGATGCTTGCGCCATCGCATTCGAGCCATCCTTCTGGAATGACCATCGACGCGAAAGCCACTACAATGCCCGCTGGCGAAGCAGTCTGGCTTTTGATTTGCGCGGAGCTCCAGGTGGCATTTACGGACACCTTTTCATCGTCAATTTTGGTAGTGGCTGAAGCGAGGGAGGAAATCCGGTTGGAGAGTTTGCTGATGGCTTTTCCCAGGGTTTTCTCCGGTGCACCGAATACTGGCTTGACGGTGATAAGCCCTTGTTCGTATATTTCCCTTACCTCTTTGATTTGCAGATGCAAAACACTGTCCTTATCGATAACGACCGTGACAAAATCCCCCAGGTCGTAATCCCTTTCATATTGAAACTGCCGGCTTAACGCCTCGAATTCAAAGCTGTTGACAGCCGCCGCATCGGAGAGGGCTTGGCAACCCCGCTCGGAAAGCTCACTCACCGTTCCCACATCCTGGGCGTCCACAAAGACTTCCTTTCGCCTGCCTCCCCCGGTCTGATCGACCTCCACAAAAATCCTGGTGGTACCGTCTCCTTTTCCACCAATATAGGCTACAGTTTTTGCTGAGCCGATGTCTGTCACTTTTCTAAAGCCCGCGATGTTGCCGTATCGCAGTCCAAAGAGAATCCGGTTGTTGATGCTTTGTTCTGAGGTTCTATTAATCCCTTCAAGGACGGTAAAGACAAAGCAGTTGCTCTCCAAATCAAGCTCAATCCGCCATCCAAGATCCTCCGGCAGAAGGACCCTTGTGATCTCATCCGATAGGGGTGCAAATCGGCTCTGCTCGGTGATGGTTTCCCCGAAGCCTCCTGCTTCTGAAAGAATTATTGGATACTGCGCTCTGGCTGGATTGTCCGGCTCGATGCAGTTTTGCTCTACCCAATACCGTACGACTTGTTCTCTGGAGCCGGTCCTTATATCCGTATCCTCTCCGCTTGGCGGTAGGGTGATATAGTCATGGAGCAGAACATTGAGGTGGTTGGCTGTTATATTGTAGCGCATCACGCTCCCGGATAGGGTTGTTTCGATGTGCTCCACGATAAATGCCTTGTTATATTCGCGGTCAAACCAAACAATATCGTTCTCGCTGATTAAGCCTGCGTTTGGAATCTCCTCACTGATGACTAACTCAAGGGATCCGATCCCGTTAAAGACCCGCTTGATGATGGCGCTTTGATAGCCTCTTAGCGCCGCCTTATAGTTGAAATCCAAATTCATGACATGTAATGTCTTCATCTATATTCCCACCCATCTTTGTTTGAATCGAAGAATGGCTTCCTCCACCTCCGCTTCGCCGGCTGATATCTTTAAAGTGGTGGCGCCTCTTGGCAGTCTGAAAAATGTTGTTTGGGCCACATCGATGTATTGGAAAGCCACGGTGCTTTCGCCTGTTACCAAATCTTCCTTGATGACATTGATATCATCGATGCCTGTTGTGATGGTCAGCCGCTCGTTCTCCAACAGACTGAGCGCCAGAACGATTTTTTCTCCGGTGCCCATGTTCTCAATGGTCAAGGGGCTGTTCTTGGGACCATCGAGAACGATTGCGATAGGACAATCCACATCGCCGCTGTTGGTCACGACAATCCCTGCTGTATTGATATAGTCAAAAACAAAACTGTCATATAGATTCACAGGGAAAGCGAGACAGTTATCTCCGGTGGTTATCGAGGCCTCCAGATACGCCTCATCGGTGAAATACGGATCAAACACCTCAAAAATGACCGATGTCACCTGATAGGACATTCCTCTTGACGGGGCTCCCGGCAAAGTCGGCAGCATTCTTGTTTTCACCTTGTTGAGAACATAGGTCTTACCGTTTCTTTCGTAGGATAGCTTTCCCAGACCGAGCTTTGGATTCAGCACACTGTTTAAGTGGCGAAGTCCTTCATCAAGCGTATCAGAGACCACCACAAACTTAACCTTGACGGTTCTTGCGGTAAAGTAGGCCTCTCCCACAGAGGTCACGCCATCCTGGTAGGGGCTTGAGGAAGTCATGAAATCCGCCTCTACGCCTCCGAGATCATCCACTTCAAGCCATCTGTAGACGCCACTTTCATCGAAGATGATTGTCTGTTCTATGGCGTTTGTAAAAATCAATCGTTCCAAAAAACCACCTCCTAAAGACCCGTTGCCGCCGCCAGCTGTTTGTTCAACAGATCGATCTCATGCCTGGCTTGAGAGAAGCTTTGCACATTGAAGGTCAGGTTGGTTGTCCTACCATCCCCCATAGCAGCGCCATCTTCAAACGCGCCCATCCTTTGTTGGAAGGCGCCTTCCATTTCAAGCCCTGTCCTCGCCGTGAGCCCGCTTGCCATGCGGTCCATCGCTGTTCTTACGAGGCTTGAATGGCTGGTGATGCCTTCCGCTATTCCAGCCGGCAGCCATTTTCCTACCTCATCTGCCATAACTTTTGACGGTGAGCTGATGCCGAGTGCGCTTTTAATCCCTGAAATGACGGATCCGGAAAACTCCCTGATTTTTGCCTTGATCCAGCTCATCATCCCATTCATGCCGTTCCATAATCCGGTCACCAAATCTTTGCCCACCTGCAGCATTTCCTTGGGCAGTGCCTTGAAGTAACCAGCGATGTTTGCCACAACCTTTGGCAGCTCCTCGCTTGCTTTTGTGATAAGGTTTCCTGCCCATGTTCCTATCGTGCTGACAGCATCTGAAATGGTTGCTGCGATAATCCCCGGCAGGGAGGCGAAATAGGTTACTATGCTATTGATCACAATTGGAATATTTAAAACCACCCAGCCAGCGAGGTTTGTACCAAAAAGGTAAATGGCGTTCAATACATCCGCCACCGTTTCTCCTATTCTGACCGGTAGTGCGGCAAAGAACTGAACGATACTGTCAATAACAGCCGGTATGGTTTCTGCAACCCACGCGGTAAGGCCCATCCCGAACTTCAAGATATTTCCGATGAGAAGACCAAGTGCGAAGCCAATAGTCGAAGGCAAATCATCAAAAAATAGTGTGATTGCTAAAATAGCCTCTTCAAATGAAGACACCACCTTTTCCCATAGCCCTATAAAGAACAGTTTGATGGCGTCCCAATGCTGATAGATCAAGAGCGGAAGCCCTATAAAAGGCACCAGCACCGCCAGAATCAATCCTCCCCACTGGCTAAAAAAGCTTTGAAGCCAGCTCCAGAGTCCGGAAAAGAAATTCTTGATGCCTTCCCACGCCCCGATAAATGTCTCACTGACACTTTCCCAAAGCCTGATGAAGAAATGGCTGATTTCATCCCAGTTGCTGACAATCAGATAGGCTGCCGCTGCAATGGCGGTAATAGCCAGAAGGGCTATCCCTCCAGGTCCAATCAGTGCACCCAATGCAGATACTAGTCCACCGCCTTTTGATAATACACCGGCCGCTTTTCCGACAGCGCCGACCATCCCGCCAAGCCCCGTGGTAATTCCCCCAACGATGGATAGGGCTGGTCCTATTGCGGCCGCTATTGCCGCCATTGTCAGGATGAATTTCTGTGTGCCTTCGTCCATTTCGGAGAAGCTTTGAATGAAATGGCTCATTTTCTGAAGGATCGGTGTGATGATTGGCAGAAGATTCTGCCCCAGTGTCGCAGCCGCTTCCTTCAATGATTCCTGAAAAATCCTGATCTGGTTGGCTGTGCCTTCGCTGGTTCTTGCAAAGTCGCCTTGTGCATTTTTGGTGGCGTCCATGACATAGGCATAGCGAAGAGCCACCTTTTCAGCCTGGTTCATCTCATCGTAAGCTTTTTCCTGGCCTGTTGCCAAAGCATAGGCTTTAAGCGTGCTGTCTTGCATGATAATTCCCAGTGTTTTGAGCGATTCGCCTTCCCCTGTGAAGATGCCTTTGAGGGCAGTTTGCGCCTGATCGATGCCGATATTTTTAAAGGAAGCAAGATCTCCTGCAAGTCCCACCAGACTCTGTGACATTTCAGCGGCATCAGCCGGTGTCTGTCCCATGGCGGTTCCCATATCCCCAAACAAGGCAGCCATATCCAGTGCGCTTCCCTTGGCGATTCCGAAGGTTTTCAGGGTGGAGTCCGACCACTTTTTCACTTCATCGGCTGAGTCCTGAAAGGCCACATTGACTTTGTTGGTGGCCTCTTCCAGGTCTGAGGCGAATTTAATAGAAGCCGCAGCCGCTCCGACGATGGGCAGGGTCACTCCCATCGTGAGTTTAGATCCAAGCGCTGATATTTCACTTCCGGCGTTTTTCAGTTCTCTGGAAGCTTTCTTCAGGCCCTTTTGCATATCCGTCAGGTCCGCTCCGACCTTGACCATTAATGATCGAATGACTGAGCTCATCTTAACCCTCCCATCTTGTCGAGTGCCTGATACATGGCATCGGCAATAGCCTTCACGACCTCTTCCTTGCTTTCATCCGCAGCCGGACGTAAAAAGGGACGCGCTTTGACAACGCCCACTTTCGTTCCATTGATGACAATGTTGTGACCGAGTTCAAGGGGAACGGCATAGGCGGCACCCTTTGAAAAGGTAACCTTGGAGAATACCCGATACGGATACTTGGCGCTTCTTTTAGCCTTGATGACTTTCAATCGTCTCTTGACATTGCCCGTATCCACAGGCACGAACCGAACCGCCTTTTGAAGGACCTCTTTCCCACCTTCGTTCGAACCCTGCATCACATAAGGCATGGCTTCGTCTCCCAGCCTCTTGAAAGCTGAAATCAGCTCATCGAGGCCTTCTATCGTTGTCTGGCTTTTACTGTATATCGTCATAAACCGCGATTACCTCCCCGCCAAATGCCGCATTCAGCAGCTTGGCCATATTCATCATTTCCTCATCGCTTTGCCGCTTGCCGGCTGCTTTTTCTTCTATTAGCAGACTGCCTAAAGCAGGCAGTCTTTTCTGCCGGGCAAGGGCCTCGATATGCCAGGCGAGAAACACCAGCTCGTTCATCTTCCTTTTTTGGTGCCGAAGCCGATTCTCAGCCATGGTTGCCAGCTCCGCATAGGTGAGCCTCCAAAACGCCTTTGGTTTCAGTGAAAGCTCGCCAACCCCGATAGCAAATTCCGCCGAGAAGTCCAGCCAGTCCGGCTTTACCTCTTCGGCGGATTGTCGTTTGGGCGGTCGTTCTCCTTTTGAAACGCCGCCTTGATGGCTTTTGTGATAGCCGCGATGACCTCGGTGATGCTATCCGCATGCTCGTCAATCAGCTCGCAGGTCTTTTCCAGGGTCAGCTCCTTGTCCTCTTGCCTGAGCATGATCCACAGTATTTTCGAGCAGACATCCATGGACATCTCATCGCCTAGTTCCATAAGCTTGATGCCGGTTACCTGCTCGAACTCCACCATAGCGCCCATGCCAAAGCGCAGCTTTCTAGGCTTGTCCAGATTGATCATAATAAAGGGTATGGCCATAAACTTTTCCTCCTAACAAAACGAAAGAGCAGATTCTAAGCCGCTCTCCCGTTATCCTTACGGACGGTTGATTCGAATGGTGTAGACCTTCGGTGCTTTATTAGCTTCCTGGACAGTGATGGTGACAATGGTCACGCTGACCGCTGATCCCAAGACAATCGCGCTTGATGCCGATCCGGAAGCGACCACTTGGCTGGCGCCGTTTGCTGTGATGGTGATGGTGCCGGAAGAAGCGGTCGGCGTCATCGTCACGCTTGAGACGCCCGTGAGTACAGAAGCTACATAGTCGGTCGTGCCTATCGCAAAAGCGGGAGCGAGCACCGCGGAGTTGGAGATGTTAATCGCGGACAATCCGTTTGATGTTGCCACTGAAAAAACAGGCTTTCCTGTCGGTTTGATGGTGGCTGAAAAGGGGATCTTGTCGTCGATAGGCGCATCCCCGATTTTCAGATTTGTGATGAAACCTTGAAAGCTCCATGAGCTGCCTGTTGATGCCGGGAAAGTGATCACCCCGGTTCTAGCCGTTCGTCCGTTCAGATCCGCAAGCATCGCCTGCTGACCCGAGACATCGGTGTAGTCGAATTGCCCCTCGATGCTGACCTCTCCCGGATCAATGAGTCCGGGCAGGATTTCTTTATAGTAGTTGGCGGACTGGTGCGTGGTAACATCGATGGTGTCCACCGAAAGCTCAATGCCGTTGATGGCGGTAAGCCCGGCTACCAAGGTTCCATTCCAAGAAAATGTTGTTCCAAATGCGTGTGTTCCTGGCATTTATCTCACCTCTTTAAGTAGTTGATTTCAAATTCCAATAGTTCCGTGTATATCTTAAGGGTCCCATCAGAGCTTCTTTCAAGATTTGAAAGCTCGTTTTCAAGCCGGATGTACTGAATATCAAGTCCGGACAGGACTCCCTGAAAGTCGCATAAGGCTAATTTCAGCTGATTGGCTACCGCTCTAGCGGCTTTCTTTGAACCCGCAAAGGCTGAGAATTCAAACATAGGCCTTTCCAGACGGTTTTGACCGACGAGGGTATGCTGCTTCACATCGCTGACCTTGCTGTAGATGACGGCTGGAAGGTTAACCCCTTGGGGAAGCTCGTCAGGATAGAGCTTGTCGCCAATAAGAGAAACAAGTCCCGGATAGTCAAACAGGTAGGCAGTCAATGCTTCTTCCAGCTCCATCAGACCACCTCCTTGCACATCAGCACCAGCGCTATGTTTTTTTCATCCTGATTGATGATGGATAGAATTTCAAAGATCCTGTCATTAAACAGCACTCTCATCTTGGTGTCAATTCCCGATTGATAGCGGAGGGTCACCTTTGATGAGATCTCTGCATTGATCTGTTTGAAGGCTACAAATTCCTTGCCTGACAAGGGCGTTACGTCGGCCCAAATTTCAGACACCTGCACCCATTCAAAAATTTCTGCGCCAAAGCTGTCACGGGTAATACGACTTTCTTCTAGAATGATCCGGTGTCTCAGTCTTCCGATCTGCATGGCATTCCTCCTAAAATAAAATAAGGACCTTGGATAAATACCTCAGTCCTGATGGTTAACATGAAAAAACACCCCTTTCGGAGTGTTCAAGATTTGTAGTTTTTATTTTCTAATATGGATTTGGGTTTTGCCATTCGGTCTCTTTTGATATTCATTTAGAAACATCTCTAGTTTTTCTGTCAATTCATCTTTGACTTTGCCCTGTGCAATTGTAAAATATTTTTGAAGAATCCTTTCAGTATCACGTCCATCTAGATCCGTACTGAATCCTTCCAGATAAGCCTTAGTATTCATTTGTTTGTATCCGATGAATTTACTTGGCGCGAAGCTATCAAGCTCTTCAAAATAGTACCAATGCCTGAAAAAATTGAGCTTATTTTCGATTGCATCTGATAGTTTCAAACCAGTTAAAAACGTTTTGGCATTTTCCAATACTTCTTCATAGGATTCAACGAAAACATTTTCTGAAACCAAGCTTAATGTCGATCCTCTTTTGTTGACAAAGATTCCAACCCAGTCCAGTACAGCTGCGATAACAAACCCAGGACTGTATGCGGATTCACCCATGGCAATACCGTGAACCTCATGTGCAATATACCCTTCAAGTGAATTCATTGGCAGCTTTTCACTTCCAAGTTTACCTGCTCTTGCATAGCCCTTGTATAATTCTCCATCCTGTGCAACAGCAATATTGTATGCAGCTATAAAGGCATCCCAAGTCAGCTGATTCGCAACCGGTATTTTATCGCATTCTAGGCCGTTGCCATCTTTATCAAACCATATTTTGGCTTTGTTGCCGGCAGTTATAAGGTTTATGGTAGCAGTTCCTCCGCTCATGTTAAGCTTGTCCTTGATTCTTTTGATCACAAAGTGGTCATTCTCATTGATGAGTACAGATCCAATGCTATCTTCATTGTCATCACTCATTGATAAAAAAGCCTCTTTTTCATCCTTAAGTTCAAGTTTAATGAGTATATCCGATAATATTTGCTTTGCTTTTAAATACGTAATGCCTAGTTGGGCCTGAACATCTTTAAAGCTTCCTTCATTCAGAAGAAAAAGATTTACATATGCCATTTCCTCTTTTGTTAGAAAAGAGAATCTATTCATATTAAAATCTCCGGTCAAATCCAGCTTACAGTTATTGCAGCTCAGTTTTGTCACCATCAGTCTTTCATGGCATACCGGGCAAAAACCAACGACTTCTTTTTCCATGAGCGCACCTCTTTTTCTTTTATTTGTTTAAATTATATGTTATGTGAGCTCATTTGTAAATATGTGATTAATATTATTATTCACATATTGAATTTAATTTATTATGTCCTTATTTTATACCTTCTTTTACCAGACAACTTCCCTGTATGAAAAAAGCAGCTCTTTCAAGACGTCATTTAACGACTCGGTGTCCAGCTCGTTTCTTTCCTCATAAAACCTTGAAGCGGCATAGTAGATGGCATGCTTGACCAGCTCGGGGACGTTTCCCTCAAAATTACTTAAAGGAAAGCGAAGGATTCCTTCAACCAGATCCTCCGCTGCCTGAATGAAGCTTTCGATGAGCGCATCCTCGTCATTTGACTCGACTCGCATCCATTTTTTAGTATTTTCAAGTGTAACGACCAATGCGCCTGCCTCCTTTCATTATTCAGATGCCATTAGCCCAGCGGCTTTCAGCTTTGCCAACAAGGCATTGAAATCAACAACCAGTCCTGCGATGGTGCTTGCGGTGCTGTCGGCTTGTAAAGCTGCGGTTTTAATCTCTTTCCCTGCAAGGGTGAGTTTCCCGTTTGCGGTGATCTCCAATTCTCCGCCGATGACGGTTTTCTCGCCGCCCTGCTCGGTATAGTTTTTAACACTGCTCATTCTCATTCACCTACGCCTTCTGCTGAAGCACCTTGATGGCTTCTCCCAAGATCAGTTTGCCGTCCAGTCTCTGTGAGGCAAGGAATCCTACCTGCCCATTGGCGGCGTAGAGCTCATTGAGACGTTTAAAAGTTCTGCCCTGACGGTCTGCAATCCAGTAGTACTTGAAGTCTCCAAAGAGGACGGTCTTTGCGGCGGATGCGATTGTCGGCATGTACTGGGATATCAGCACTGGACGGTTGATGATGGTATCAGGGGTTCCAGATTGGACAGAGGGCTGCCACAGATACTGCCCCTGACCATCTTTCAGTTTTCTGATGGCTTTGACGGTCGCGTCATTCACTAGGAAAGTTGCTTTTTTTCTGTAGGCTGACTTCAGGCTGTGATAAAGGTCCAGCACCTCATCAATGGTAATGGCTGTCGCACTGGCGGTAGTAACACCAAGACCTGCTCCTCCCGTTGTATGAAGAAGACCTGTCGGTTTGCTGCTGGCGTTCCCGGTCAGGAAAGCCTCCTCTTCAGCGGCGCCGATTCTTCTGGCAAACTCAGTGGCGATATAGCCTTCAAGGTCAAAATAGCTGTCATTGAGAAGCTCATCGGAAACCTTCAGCATGGTCCCCAGTTTATAGGCTGACAGGGTCACCTGTGTGAAGGCGTCATCACTCTCATTAAAGGCTCCCTCTTCATCCATCCAGGCTGCAGATCCGTGGCTTGCAACCACTGGAATCTTTCTGTCCCCATGGCTTGTGGTGATGACATTGCACAGATTTCTCAACACGTTGGCTTCCTGTAGGGCTTGAATCAGTTGTTTCTCGTACTCATCCGGCACAAGGTAGCCGCCTTCGGAATCGGTCCCGACCTGAAGGGCGTTCTGAACGGAAAGGTTCAGCTTGTTTCTCATGGCACCCCAGAAAGCTATTTTGTATCCACCTGACGCCCTACCGGTTTTCTCTTCGATCATCTTCTCCGGTCTTGAGGCAAGGGGTTTGCTGATGGCAGCTGACAGCTCTCTGTCCATCATTTCCTGACGCTCAAGGCGATCGATTTCCTTGCCAAGGCTGACCACGTCATCCTCCATTTTTTCATAGACCGCATTGTCCTCCGGTTTGATCAGACCGTTCTCCTGACGATGCTCGTCAAGAAACACCTTGGCTTGCTCCCATACTTGGGCGCGTTTTTCTCTTAGCTCTTGAATTCTACTCATATTCATTACCTCCAATTTTTAATCAACTCCAGCCGTCTTTCCAGCTGGGCAATAGGGATCTGGTTTACTGAAACTACAGGATCTTTAGGATTTTCATTAACCTGTTCCACGCTTTTTTCCGGTTCTTTTGTCTTATCTTCATCCTCGTTGGCCTTAAGATATTTCATCCTCGCCTGAATGCCAGGCAGTTTGTTTCTTAGGGCGTTTGTCACTGTCATCTGGTCAAAGATAAAACCGTTTGATTTTTCATCCGCCTGCTCAGATTCATAGAGAATTTTATCGGCAAACTTAAGCTCGACGGCCTTGTGGGCACTCATCCAGGTTTCGGCGTCCATCATGTGTGATATCTTCGCTCTGGATAGGCCCGTCTTTGTCTGATAGGCATTGACAATGCTCTCCTTCACTTCACTCAAGAGGTTGATTCCCACTTGAAGATCCGCCACCTCGCCGGCAATAAGCATGGCCGGGTTGTGGATCATGATCACAGACAGCGGAGAAACACACACCTCATCGCCTGCCATGGCAATCACTGAAGCGGCACTCGCCGCCAGTCCATCCACATGGACACTCACGTTACCGGGATACTCCTTTAGCATGTTGTAAATCTGCGCCGCGGCGAAGGTGTCGCCACCTGGCGAGTGTATCTTCACGACGATGTCGTCTGTCTTTGGCCCACTTGCATAAAGCTCTGTCTTGAATTGTTTCGGGGTGATGTCGTCGTCAAACCAGGAAGACTCCGCAATATATCCTTCAAGGTGCAGGGTTCTTACCGTTGGCTTATCGGCTTCATTCACCACCCATCGCCAAAATTTATCCATCTAATCGACCTCCTTTTTTGGCATTAAAAAAGCACTCCCCATTTCGAGAAATGCTGTTGATGCTTCTAATATGATTTTATCGTTGTCCACAGATAAAGGCCAAACTATATGCATCTTTGTAATAGATTTTCATTTCTAGATTTCTACTAGATTTTTTCATTAAGAATCATTGCTAATGTGTACAAAAGATTATCTTCTTATATAGTTTTATCAACTGTATATTTGTTTATCGAGAGAATCAAACGCCTCAAGCTGCTCTTGCATACCTAAATCTAACTCAGTCTTAATATAACTCCTTTTTTAATTTTGTTATAAAACGAAAATCAGAGAAGAGTCTAGAAACTGTTACAAGCAATCCACCAATATCTAGCTGTTAAGGATTTTCAGTTATATATGAGACAGAAATATTACTACTTGTTGCAATAACGTTTGAATACATAAGTACTTTTCTAGTTCTGACTTCATAGAACTCTCGGTCTCCATCAACCTCATGATCATAAAATAATCCATGCAACAATCCAATAATCATATTGACAATTATCGAAATCCCTGCTGATGCGCTTATAATTTTGGTGTCTCTAGCAAAACACAATGCATCATATCACTTTCAAGACTGCGTATCCTAAATCGTGCTTAAGGTCCTTTATTGCCTGATTTAACAAAGTATTTAAACTGTTCAGGTACTCAATGCGATCTTTACTACTATCAGCTTCGTCTTTCAAGGCCTGTAAAACTGCATTATGTTTTTTTAAAGCTTCTTGGTATAAACGTTCTTTCTCTTGTTTCAACTGTTTATGCTTCAAATATACAGCAAATCGGACACCGCCTGCAGCTAAAATCGTAACTGGTAATGCTAACACAAATATGCCTGCTACTGAAGCTGAAACAGCACCATTAAGAAGCGTTGTTGAAACAAACCCCCCTGCTGTAGCAAGACCTGACATAATACCAGGACCGCTCAGTCCGACTGTGCCTAAAGCATACAATGCTGTAAAAGATCCAACAGCACCAATTCCAGCTCCTACAACTCCCATTAATACTTCTGGAATAGCGCTCTCTCTAATCGTCCTCTTTTTATCATTTAAAGCTTCAGCTGATTCGTTTACAACATCAACCACATTTTGCAGAGCCTCAACACTCTGAAATTTCATTTCTTTCTTCTTTTTAACATAATCGCCCATACTTATTCTCCTTATAATTCTCTGATCATAACTAGAATCTAATTACACTCTCAATTCTACATCAAGCTTTAAATTTCATTGTTCATTAATAGTTAAGAAGAAATAAAGCGATGTCTTGTAAATTTTAACATGTACTGCATTCCCTTTCAACAACAACCTTCTTGATCATTATTCTAACACCTAGATTCTAAGTTTATAAATAAAGAATCGCTTTGAAAGTTATGAAACATATGCCTTCCATCTACATTAATATTGAATTTATTGGGCGAAAAATTGAGTTTGTTATAATTATTGTGAAAACATACTTAAAGAGTTATTTAGTTTTTTTTACACTTAGAATCTAGATTATACTCTTATCATCACGGCTCACCACCACTCTCACCCAAGGCTTTCTTTGCATAAGCTCCAGCCAGCTTAAGGGGCAGCATGTTGCCATTGACCAGATACAGATCACCACCGTCCTCTTCAGAGATGGGATCCATGTTCTCCATCCGCCTTACATCATTGACGGAGAAGAAACCATTTTGAATGCCGATGGCATAACCATCCATCCTGGACTTATAATCCCCTCTCATCAGTGCCGATGCGTTGAAGGACACGAAGCAATGGCCTTTCTCTTTTTCAAGAAAGAGCTTCTTGTTCATAGCCTGCTCTATTCGAACCAGCCAAGGCCGGATGGTATGGACCACAAAGCTGATGGACTGATTTTCGATGTTACTGAAAGAACTCTTGCTAAGATCCGCCACCATATGGGGTGGCACTTGAAAGATTCTACAAATTTCCTCTATCTGAAACTTCCTCGTCTCTAGAAACTGGGCGTCGGAGTTTGGCATGCTGATAGCTTGGTACTGAAGGCCGTCCTCCAAGACCGCTACCTTGTTGCTGTTGTTGACACCGCCATAGGCCGATTGCCACGCGTCCCTCACCTTTGTTGGATCCTTTATGGTGCCTTGAGTGGAAAGAATGCCGCTTGGCGTGGCGTTGTTGGCAAAGAACCTGCCGCCATACTCCTCGGCGGCAATGTTAAGCCCAATGGCGTTTTTTGCAAGGGCCACCGGCGAGTAGCCTATGACGCCGTCAAAGCCAAGGCCCGGTATGTGCAGAATATCATCCGGTCCCAAATAGTGGGTGGTGCTTTCTTTTCGGTATGAGTAGTAGAGATTACCTTTGCTTTCTCGGTCCACTGTTATCTTATCCGGTAGAAGGGGATACAGATACTTCACCTCTCCCTTGCCGTTTCGTATGATCTGGCAGTATGCGTTTCCCCATAGCAGCAGATGGGTCAACATGGTCTCCCTTAGGGTAAATGAGGTCATCTCGGGATTGGGTTCATCATGCAATACCTTGTACAAGGGATGAGTGTATATTTTTTCCTTCCCTTCACCTTGATACCGATAGGTGTGAAGCGGCAATGACGCCACGGTCTCCGCGATGATTCTCACACAGGCAAAAACCGCGGTGGTCTGCATGGCACTTCTTTCGTTAACCACCTTACCTGATACGCTTGTTCCCATGTAGAAATTTGGAGCGTTGCTTACACTGTCTGTAGGCTCCGCCTTGGCTCTTTTAAGCCATTTTAAAAAGTCTGCCACGATTTATTTACCTCCTATCCTAAAATGATCATATCGCGTTCATCATAAATGGAGCCTTCATCATCCGGTGGATTTACCGCAGCTCTTGCTAGTCCCATAATGAGGGCGACAATGCCATCAATCTTGTCAGCAGACTTTTCCTTATCCACCTTGATGTTGCCAGCCGGGTCTGTCCGGACCACAATATTGTCCGCCATCCACCGTAGGACCGGATGACCGCCATGGGCAATCTGTTTGCTCAATATAAGCCGCATAAGATCCTTTGTCGGCGGGGACATATCCTTGAAGCCTTGTCCAAACGGAACCACTGTAAATCCCATCCCCTCAAGGTTCTGACTCATTTGAGTAGCACCCCATCGATCATAGACAATCTCTCTTATATTGTACATCTCGCCAAGGCGCTCGATAATCTTCTCGATATAGCCGTAGTGGACCACGTTCCCTTCTGTAAGAAGAATTCGTCCTTGCTTGTGCCAAATGTCATAGGGAACGCTATCTCGCTTAACCCGCTGATGAAGAGTTTCTTCCGGGATCCAGAAGAAAGGCACTACCTGGTATTTATCCATTTCATCCTCCGGCGGAAACACCAATACAAATGCGGTGATGTCCGTGGTGGATGAAAGGTCCAGGCCGCCATAGCAGACGCGTCCTTCCAATTCTTTCGGGTCTATAGAAAAATTACATAGGTCCCATTTGTCCATGGGCATCCATTTGATTTCCTGCTTTAGCCACATATTCAGTCTAAGCTGTTTAAAGAGAGCCAGATCGGCTGGATCATCTTTGACCTGGTTATAATGTTCCCTGACCCGCTCTATGGAAATGGTATGGTTAAGGCTTGGGTTGGCCTTATACCAATTGCTTTCATCCGCGATATCCGCATCGTCCTCCAGCCCGTAAATAATGGACAGGAAGGCTGGATCTACTCTTTTACCTTCCAAGACATCCTTTGCCTTTTGGTGCATCTCCCAGCCATAACCGGAGAGCTGGTTGCCGGCGGTGGTGAGGTATAAAAAGAGGGGCTGTGTTCTGGCATCGCCTGATCCGGTGGTGAGCATCTTCGCCAAATCCGGATTGGGATAGGTCCAGATCTCATCCAGGATGACACAGGAGGCGTTGATTCCAGACTTTGATTTGACATCAGAGCTTAATACCTGATAGAAGCTGCCTGTCTTAGGGTAGGTGATGCGTTTGGTTGACCTTACAAGGTTTGTCACCTTTGACAGGGTGGGATTTCCTTCCACAAAGTTCATGCTGGTGTTGAAAATGATGCTGGCCTGTTGTCTGTCACAAGCTGCCACATACACTTCCGCATTGGGTTCGCCGTCGGCTAGAAGCATATATAGTGCAATGGCTGCGCCGAGCTCACTTTTTCCATTTTTCTTTCCGATCTCCACATAAGCGGTGCGGAACTGACGGGTGCCATCTTCTCTTAATGTTCCAAATAGTTTCTTCACCAGATCCTTCTCCCAAGTAAGTAGTCTGAAAGGCTGTCCGGCCCATCTGCCTTTTGTCAGCTTTAGTTGCTCGATAAAATCAATGGCATGATTGGCATGGGCTTCGCTATAGGACATCGGGTCTTCCTCCTTTTATGTGTTCTATTCATCTTCTTAATCTTCCAGCAGCTCTTCGACACTTGGAACGTTTGAGAGTAAGGCTTCCATGACACTGCCTTCGATGGTGTTTCCGGCATTGCTGATATTTAGCCGGCTTCTTGCCGATGGACTTAAACCCAACTCTGAACAGAAATTTCGCATCTGCTTTAAATTCTGCTGGGCGATAGAGACTTGAGGTATCTGCTGGATGTATCCTGAAGCGGTCTTTAAGATGGAGCCGTGTTTCGATATGAATTCCTCGGCTTCCTTCCATCTGGCATAGGCCTGGCAGTAGCCTGCAAAAGCGGCCATATCGACTTGTGTCAGCAAACCCATGGTTTCCAGTTCTTTTGAAAGCCTTCGCCATTCTTTCTTAGCGTCCGGCTCAAGCCATGACGGGCACTTGGGGGCTTGTTGTTTCGGTTTCGGTTCATTTTTATTCAGCGGTCTTTTTCCAGGGTTTCCTTCCAACTCCTTAATTGCTGTTGGTTTGGGTGGTCTTCCTCGACCTGCCATAAGCTTTCACCTCCTTTTCTCTGCATAGAAAAAGGAACTCTCATCTTGAAAGTCCCTGTTTGAGCTTCTATTTTCTATTTATACTTTTTCGCGTCTATACAAAACCCGCCTCATTATGGGGAGAATTATTTACCTTTCGATTACTGCTTCCTCTATTTTTTTACTAAATAAAAAAATCTCGCTTATTCAAAGAGGCTAAATAGTATAATTAAATTATATATTCAGTATACAATCTGTCTGCTTCATCAAGCTCTTTTTGCATACCTTCTTCTAATTGACCGGTTATAAACTCCTTTTTTAATTTTGTAATAAAACGAATATCAGAGAAGAGTCTAGAAACTGTTACAAGCAATCCACCAATATCTAGCTGTTTAGGATTTTCAGTTATACATGAGACAGCAATATTACTACTTGTTGCAATAACGTTTGAATATATAAGTACTTTTCTAGTTCTTGCTTCATAGAACTCCCGGTCTCCATCAACTTCCGGATCATAAAATAATCCATGCAATAATCCAATAATCATATTGATAATTATCGAAATCCCTGCTGATCCGCTTACAATTTTGGTATCTCTAGCAAAACACAATGCATCATATTGGTTTTTATAAAGATTTCCTGCCAAACTTTCTGAAAATGCTCCTAAAAACGGAACAGGCAATCCTAATTTTGTGTATTTATCAGATTCATAATGAAGAGCTTGCCTGAATAATGCAGCAGGAAGTCTATGAAAATCATCTTTTATCCAATAATGCGCTTCTCCAAATACCTGAATAATAAAAACCGTCTCATCTGTGAATTTTCCGTTTTTTATACGATATGATGTCAGATTATTCAATGTCAAAGTATCTGTTAATATATTGGCAGTTCCAAACACCCATCCTAAAATAGGATCATGACCTAATGTCTTATATCTATGGTTTTTACCTTCCATATTAATACCTATAGCAGGAGAACCTGCCGTAACATCATAAGGAACTCCCTTATAAAGTATCTCCTTCCATGACTTGCCTTCTTTTTCTCTTAGTCTACTACCTTTACTATCTTTACTCGTATCCCAATCCTTATGTTTATCAGCAAACACGTCTTTTTTCTCTTTGACTTTTGCATCTCCTGCTTTATCATCAATTCTAGTATTAGAATCAATTTTCTCTCCAAGTTCTGGCAAAAGCACCCATTTTATCGTTTGTAAAGCTGTTGCAATAAATAAAAATATTATATCCGTTCGATTCATTTTTACTTTTGAAGCAAACTCATCCTTAATACGTTCAAGGTCATCGAGTGCAAATGCAAATTCGTGGCTAGATAGAATATCTTCCAACTCAACTTCATACGGAATCATTTCATTAGCTTCTTCAACTAGAACTTCCCAATCTTTTAATGTTGATAATATGACTAATCGTTCTAATTGTTCACTTCCGCTAGGCTTAATAATCTCATCTAAATCATATCCTAAGTCTTTAAGCAATGCCTCACTTGATTCAATACTAGATTCAGCTTTTCTTTTGACTTTCTTATTTTGGTCGCTTATTGACTCTGACAACATCTCATTCATTTTGAGAACTTTATTCTTATTTTTTTCATCTTGAGTGTACTTATATTTTCCCATTGCAAACGCCCTTATGTTACATATTCCAAATCATGTTTGAGATCATTAATTGCCTGCTGGAGCAAAATATTGAGGCTATTTAAATAGTTAATTCGCTCATTATTAGAATCAGATTCCTTTTTCAAAGCTTCTAAAATTTCATTATGTTTCTTTAATACTTCTTGAAACAGACGCTCCTTCTCTTGTTCTAATTGCTTATACTTCTTATACTTCAGATGAGCTACCATACCTAAGCCGCCGGCAGCAAGTGCAGCTAAAACAAAAACGCCAGCAACTGCTACAATTCCACCAGTAAAAGCAACTCCTAATAGTTCTGGAATTGCACTTTCTGTTATCGTTCTCTTTTTGTCTTTAAGAGCTTCATCTGATTCGTTAACAACACTAACGACAGTCTGCAAAGCCTCAACACTTTGAAATCTCATATCTTTCTTTCTCTTTATGTATTCACTCATAATCAACCCCCCCAAGATTTGATATATTATTCATTCCTAAACTCCACTTCAATTTTTAAATTACAATTGAATTCGCTATTCTCAGGCCTTTTACGAGGAAATTAAGCAATTGATTCCATATTATAACATTTATTAAACCCTCTTTCAATAAATTCAGCGTGTTTCAGTGCGGTTATTCCAACAACCCTTAACTTTAAAAGTGCTTAATAAGCCTCAAGTTTAAGCAGAAGTAGTCCTGGAGTATTCCATTACTTCCTTTCGAAACTCAACATATGTGTTTTTCATATACTCTCCGATAAGGGTATTGTTTAGGCAGTTACATAATGCAAAACCATCCGTTTTGATAATCTTCGTACCAAGAAACACATATTTCAACAAATCCAGTGACGTATGCTTTTAATTCGTGTCTGCATAAAATCCGCCTTAATGGTGCAATGTTATTTACCTCTGATCCCTTTGAAGTTGTAATTTCCTTTTTTGATTTCCTCCTGGTCTGCCTCGACCGCTTTTTTATACTCGGGACTTTTTGTTTCCTTCTCCTTGCAGCTCATGCATAGACAATCCTCGTTGAACATAGACATGATGCGTCCACCTTCCAGGTTGCAGCAGCAGCGGTCGCAGTATTTTTGATTGAAAAATCGATCCATTTTTTCCTCCTACTCCACATCGACATATTCCATGATGATGGATAGCGCCTCGCTATAACTTCTTGCCTCTTTTGGTATTCTGCCTATCATCTCTTTCGCCTTTTCTGGTTCGCTATTCTCTTTCAAGGCTCTTGACGCAAGCCCCATCAAATTAAAAATGTTGCCGTCCTCACCTATTAGTTTGCATCTAGGCTTCATCTGTTTCACCAACCTTTCTGAAGGCGCCGCTGCCTTCCAAGTGCTTTAGAAGTGTCTTTCTCGCTTCCTTATACTCCGGGCCATTCAAGCCAATGCGAGTAAGCCAGGTTCTAAGGGCATACTTCGGATTGTCAAGCTGAGCCTGCTTGAAGGATGTTCGCTTTAGCGTTTTTGCATATTCAGTGATACTTGCACAAAGGTCTTTAAAAGCGTCAATTTTCTCAGGTGTTAACTCTGTTCCCATAAGCCAGAAGCTGAATGTTTTCTTAGCAAAATCAATCTCAAATCCAGGACACCTATTTGCTCCTATCTTTTTAATAGCTGCTTCCAATCCTGCTAAATCTTCAACGCTCTGGTTATCTAAGTCTTTCACAAAGCTATCATCCATTAAAGATTCATTTGTTTCGAATGCCATACCAATCAGATTCTGTTTGCTATAAAGCATGTTAATGATGTTCTTTAGGCTGATGCCCGTATGGTCTCCTATATCCAGTTTCACCTCTAGGTTGTCAATATCTATCCATGCATCACCTGCTGACCTCTCTTCATGGGCTTTTATTACCTCTTCTGATTCAGCTGCTTTGCTTTCTTCGTTGCAACTTCTTTCTAACTTATCAGCTTCTTCTGTTCTGGGTAAAGTCAGTATATCTTCCATAGTCGTTGACTCCCCATCTTGTGAAGTGATGTTACCATGCCTGTCGATAGTGTAGATTTCATTTTCTGTTCTGATTTCATAAGCAAAGCTTGGAACACTTAAGTATTTAGGTTTAACACCCAAGTGCTCGCCTAATCGTTTAATCATTACTTTTCGCTCCATTTTCATACCTCCCTGCGTTTTGGTACTTACATTAATCACTCTAAACGCAGGATATATCAAGTGTTTTCTCAAAATATCATGCATAAGTTTCTCTCATTAAATATCAAAGCGCGTCATTTAATATATTCTTTAAAAAGGGAAATATGACTTTTTAAAGTTCTAAGCCAGTGTAACGCGGATAATCATACCCTTCTGCATTGACCAGCACTATATCTCTGGTGTCTCTGTTGACCACTCGGATGCATCTGATTTCACCTTCTTTGTTCACACCACCATCTTTAGTCAAAATCCAAGGCTGGTCCTTTAAGAAGTCTTCAGCAAACTCTCTAAAGTCTTTGTCATCGAGAATGACTTCTCGGATGACGGTGTAGGGTTGGCCTTCCTTGCCTTCCTGGATGGCTTGGTCAGTAAGTTCTTTCAGTTCTTCTAAATCACAAATCTTTCTTCCAAATAAAGCTCTCATTATTTTCCTCCACTGTGCTTTTGGTACTACTATATATCGCTCAAAAGCTTGGAAATTGCAAGTGGTATTTAAGGATTAATGAATAATTTCAAATGATCCTATGTCTTAGGTATTCATCTGTTTTTCAATATCACTAACATGAAACTTTTCACCATCACGAAGAACGTAGACCTCTTGATCTGATCCAACTTGCTGAATATATCTTTTCACAATAACAGTGGCGTATTTAGGATCCAACTCCAAAATATGGCAAATTCGGTCAATCTGCTCACAAGCTATCAAGGTTGATCCGCTTCCTCCAAAAGTATCCATGACAATCCCATTGACCTGGGATGAGTTTTTAATCGGGTAGCAAAGTAGCGGCACTGGCTTCATTGTCGGATGCTCGCCGTTTTTCTTTGACTTGTCATATTGCCACACTGTGGTCTCCGACCTGCCGGTAAACCATCTATGCTTGCCGCCTCTTAGCCATCCAAACAGGATGGGCTCATGGATCCAGTTGTATGGACTCCGGCCAAGGACCAGGGAATTCTTCTTCCAGATGCACACCCCGCTTAAATGAAAGCCGGCCTCAATGAATGCTTTTCTGAAATTAAGGCCTTCCGTATCGGCATGGAAGACATAAATGGAACCGCCGGGCTCTGTATGTTCAGCCATGTTCTTGAAGGCTGATAACAGAAACTTAAAAAATGTATCGTTATCTTGTTTGTCATTTTGGATCTTTAGACCGCTGGCACTCTCGAAATCGACATTGTAAGGCGGGTCTGTTAAGATCAAATTTGCTTTCTTGCCATCCATAAGGATTGCCACATCTTCAGCCTTTGTAGCATCACCACATAGGAGACGATGCCTTCCTAGAAGCCACACATCTCCCAGCTTCACAAAGGTAGCTTCCTCCAACGCCTTATTCACATCGTAATCATCATCGGTTGCATCCTTGTCGTGAACACGACTGAAAAGGTCTTCAATCTCAGCAGCATCAAATCCCGTTAGTGTGATATCAAAGTCTTGTGCTTCCAATCCTTTAATGAGATCTGCTAAAGCTTCAAACTCCCAATCTCCTGTTACTTTATTAAGGGCCACGTTTAATGCTTTCTCTCTTTCAGATGAAAGCTTGACCACAACACATTCCACCTCAGAATGGCCTTCCTCGAGTAGAATCTTGTAACGTTGATGGCCCCCTACAATGTTGCCGGTCTCTTCGTTCCAGATGATTGGTTCCACATAACCAAATTCTGTCATAGATCTTTTTAATTTTTCATAAACAGGGTCACCTGGTTTTAAATCTTTTCTCGGATTATACTTCGCCGGGTTGATTTCAGCCACTGGTATTTTTTTGATGATCATATCCTGTTTCATTCGATCTCCTCCGTTGTTTCACATTAAAAAAGCCCTAGACACTAGTTTTTGGGCTAAAAATCATTAAAACCACAGAAAAACAACCGACTTTCAAGGTTCTGATGCATTCACTTTTATTAAGTTTTTCTGTTGTTTATGAATCGCCATACACGAGTAGCCAGGCTATCTTGAGGCGATTTTTTCTGTTTGGATTTCGCGAATGAAATATGCGTCATAACCCCGCTTGCGAATTATGCGTTTTTCAACACAAAGCCCCACGCCGCTGTCCAGTTTAAAAAGTTTTAGAGAGTTAATAACCCCTCCGTCACAGCTACAATTGAAATACCAGAATATTAGTGGTACAATTATGAAAACTATTTTTGTTTTAAAATAGAATACTCGGAGGTACATAAATGGGTCTTTTTACTTCAAAGGCAGAGCGTGAGGCCAGAGCGAAAGCAAAAGCCGAAGCTAAAGATGCTGCCAGTAAAGCTGCTATGATTAAAGTTGCAGATAGCAAAGGCATTAGATATTCCAATGATGACCTTTACGCACTTCAATGTCTCTATGATGCCTTTGAAGACAAAGAGGACATCAATGTAAGCTCGTCTATCATTTCGCTTTACGATAGCGACAACAACTCTTGTGACAACAGCATTGGGGATATTACGTATGATGTCCTAGAAGGCGTGCAGAACATAGATTACAACAATTTTAAGTTCTTTAAGGCTATCATTGAGCAGAATTACATGACAATGCGTAAAGTTGATGCTCTTAAAGATTTACTTGAATTGTTGATCGATTCTAGAAATCGTGCTTCTTCACCGCGTAGCACAACAGGTTTCTGCTCACTATGCGGTAAACCGCGTAATAGCGGCGATGTGTTTTGTCCTCAATGTGGACATAAACATTAAAGCGGGTTTTTGATTGGGTCTACATATGAAAGCAGCTTTATACTCTTAAAAGGCAAGGTGACTTCTGATGGCATTCACATCATTTGACTATTATCTGATTTGGGCAACCATTGTCGGCTTCATTGTTTTCTTTATTAACCAACTTCTGTACTCAAACACTGCCGAAGGACAGATTGATACCGTTGTCACGATTACTGCGCTTCTTGGCGGCTCTTTAGGAATATTAATTGGAATTCTTCTTTTTGAGCGTAAACCTGTAAAGGATAACATGATGTCACGAGTCTTTATTGCTTGCCTGTTCGTCATTCAAGTCGTGATTATTCTTATCGGGAAGGGTGTCATTGCAGAGAATATCACCTTTTCCTTTTGGACTTTCTTCCATTCCAATAAATGGTTGCTTTACTACCTGTTTGGTATTAATATTGTCGCTCTTATTCTCTTTGCCATTGATAAAACCAATGCTTGCTGGCATCGAAGTCGTATAAGAATAATCACTCTTCTTGGGGTAGCTTTTTTTGGCGGATCTGTTGGTAGTCTACTAGCGATGTATTTGTTTCGGCACAAAACCAGAAAGGATTACTTTGCAGTAGGTGTCCCGCTGATTATCGTAATGCAGATCGTTCTCACATTTTATCTGATGAACATCGAGTAATCTATCTATCACTCATCCTAGTATGAATCTTGTTGTGACAACTGCGGCACAGGCACATGAGGTTATCTCGCGAGTGTGTGCCGCCTTTGTTTATTGGGAGAATATGAACCGCCGCACACGAGTATCCTTGCTATCTTGAGGCGATTTTCCCCGTTTGGATTTCGCGTATGAAATATGTGTCATACCCCCCCCTTGCTATTTCTGCGATTTCTCACACAAGACCCCGGCACGTTGTCGTGCCAACGCTTCTGTGGAGATGTGGACTCCCTACCCCCTAGTAATGGCAGGGGTATTTCCAAAGCCTCCGTCTTCTTCAGCAGTCTTTTTGGAGTGGCAGCTCTTGCAAAGAGCTTGCCAGTTGTTTTTGTTCCAGAAGAGCTTCCTGTCGCCACCGTGGGGTTTGATGTGGTCTACCTCAGCAGATGGGGTGAGTCGTCCGTCCCTTATGCAGTAAACACACAGCGGATGCTTCTTGACAAACTCCTTGCTGGATTTTCGCCACTGGTAGGTGTACAACTTTGAGCTTCTCTCGTTTTGAACTCTATTCATCTCTTTCTTATGTGTCTCACAGTATCTATCATGGGTTAGTGTTTGGCATCCGGGATAGCTGCAGATGGACTTTGGTTTCCAGGGCATTTGATCAACTCCTTATCTTACAAGCACCTTGTAATAGTTCTCTGTTTTTTATTCTCTGGCCTCTATGCCTCTTAATAAACTTTTCGTTTTGACTATTATCTTCGCGTAATTTCCGGCGAATAAAAGACCCCTTGATGTCATCAACAAGGAGCCTTCTTAATTCTATATATTCTATGCGTGTTATTATTTTAAGTCTCGGTTAATTCATAAGTCCAAGTAGCCGAGTATTAATTGATTCTGGACATTCGAACTTGTCGTTGTTCAACCAACAAATCAGGATATTCCTGTCCTTCAAAATATAATCTAATATCCACGACTCATTTGGTCGTTTATTAAGAACAATACACAATTCAGCGTCACTCATATTATGAAGAAATCTATATTCATAAAGCTGTGCGATGGCCTTCCGTATTTGCTCACACTCATTGGAATTATGTATCGATTTCATCTCAAAGATAATATTCATCTCATCTTGAGCAATGAACAAATCGATCAGGTTGTTATTCAACGGTAAAAAACCTGTCCCGACTATTTTACTAGCCATTGTATTCACCAACTGATTGTGAATAATATTTGCTCTTTCTAATTTAATATGTGTTTCAATACTTGAAATGACTGATTCTGCCTGAAAAGCACTTCTAACTTCGCCAAGATTTTCACGTTCATAATCAAATACAATTGTATGTATAGACCAATCAATACTATTAAAATTGTCTTTTGATAAAACTGTCCCATCGGTGAGTACTAAATTACAGTTTTCAAGTTTATTGCTGATTTTTAGCTTTTGCGACTCAGTCATTGCGACACCTCTCCGTATGTGGGAGCCAATTCTAGTTATTGTATCCTTATTTGCTAAATTATCTTCTTTTTTGATAATTGGCGTTTGAATTCTAGTGATTTCCCAGTTTCTAGCTTCGTCGTTAAGATACACTATAGCGTGATTGATTCTTGCCAAAAAATCTGCTTTTTTTAGCATATCAATAAATTCATTTTCTTTTTTGAGAAAGTCAATTTCACTAATTACACCTTTGTTAAATTGTTTATACAATCCCGAAAAATTGTTAAATTTTTGTGCTATCTGTATAACTTCGATATCATCAATAAAACCGAATGCTTTATATATAATAAACCAGTCCCACTGATCTTTTCTTTCACAACGATTAATAAGACCTTTAATCTCGGAAAAGTGTGCTCTTTCAATATGCTCAAGCTCTTGATTTTTGATTAAAATTAGTTTTTTAAAATAAAGTAATGCATCAAAATACCTGTTTAGAGTATTCGGTTTTGGTGGAAATTTGCCAAAATTTGAAATGCCAATAACCATATATTTCGAATCCTGTTTTTTTCTAACTATCCAGCCCTCAATTTGATCACCAACTCTAATCAATTTAATGGTATTTCTAAGTCCAGAATTCCATTGCATTTGACAACACCAATCGCTATCATCAATATCCACATCAAACTTCATTTCACCATTCACGTTTTGAATTTTACTAATCTTCCCAACTATTGAATCTCCAATATGATAATTCATCACTACCTCCAATACATCCCAGTGTACTAACAAATAGTACCACAATTCAAGTTATTTAAATAGTTATATTGGATTCTAATTATACACTTATATTGGATTCTATTTATATATTTAGTGATAATTAACATTAAAGAAACAGATATTTTAGCTTCCGTGTGGAATAAGTCATCTTCAGATTGAAAAGAGTATAGAAAAAGCTCCAGTTCATCAACTAGAGCTTGTCATCCAAGAATGCCGCGTTTCCTAAGATTCGAACCGATATAGCTTAGGCGTATGCTACAGCATATGGCGTTCTTGAATATTTTCTATACCTTTACACCTTATACTATAGCATAGGTTGCTACTGACATTCACTGACATTTACTGACAATTTTTCATTTTTTCAAATTCTTTCAATGCTTTTCCATGAATTCTGAAGATGGTTCTTGGATCGTATCCCATAGCAAGAGCAATTTCATCCCAACTTTTCCCCGAAAGGTATCGAAACTCCAGCAGGAGTTGTTGATTCATATCGTCCATTTTTTTGATGGTGTCTTGAATATCCTTCTTGATGTCAACCAAACGGTCAATGTCAGCATTGATTTCATTTTCTTGGTCGATGACCTTGACAATGATGCTTTCCATCGGGCTTGTCTCGATAATACCTTTATGGATTTTTTCTTGTGTGAAATGTGTTGTCACTTTCGTAGCCAAGCACTTTAGTTCTTCTAGTTGTTCCAGTTTACTGTCAATCATCTGGTCAAGCCAGATGGCTTGCGATAAGTATTTCTTCGCGTTCATTTACGTTCCTCCACTTCATCCAGCAGTTTCATATTCCCCCTGTAATAGAGTTTTATGATAGTTGCCTGTACCTTTGGGGCTAGGCTTTTAATTCTGACAAATACCTTTTGTTGATCTTTATCTACTTGCTCTTTCGTTTTAATAAAATGCAATCCTCACATTTCTTAATCTTTAAAGCTGAACATTTGTCCTCAAAAAAAGCGAAACACATCTTCTCATCTATCATCTGGAGACACCTCCTTTTTCCCCGCACGCGTTTGTAAAATACCTGACGGGAATGTTCCATTTCTTAGCTCTTGCAATCTCGACACTCATGCCCGATGAGATTTTGTTTCCAAAAACCCATAGTTGGTAGCACTTGCTAAGGAGTACCAGTCCCATATCAATACCCAACTGTCGTTCTTCAGGATTGTCTTCCTCAAGAAACTGTGGATACATCAAATGCGGGATGATGGGGACTACCTTCTCTGTCATTGCAAACCTTCCGTACCGTCTTGCCCGAATGGTGTTTCCTTCGATGTCACCGGCAAAGGGACTGCAAATGAACACGATCTTTTTCTTTTGCTTCTTTTCTTTTTCAATATTGGTTAACGCCTCAAAGGCTGTTGGATCATAATAGCCTTCGGCATTGTATTTGTTTACGCTCATTTTCTTTGTCCTCCGTTATTCAAGTTTTCTATGCTTGCCTTCACAGCTTCGATCAACGCCTTCTGGCCTGTGTCTTTGTTATCAAGTGCCATCATCACGCGCTGGTCGATGGTGTCTTTTGCCAATATGTGATGAATCACTACTGTTTGCTTCTGCCCTTGCCTCCAAAGTCTGGCATTGGCCTGCTGGTATAGCTCAAGGCTCCATGTCATGCTGTACCATATGATGGTGGAGCCGCCTTCCTGAAGATTAAGCCCGTGTCCAGCCGATGCCGGGTGGCAAAGTGCGATCTTCATCTCTTTCCGGTTCCATCTGGCAATATCCTCTGATGTGTTGATATCTTCTGTATTGAATCTTGCTTTGATGCGGTCGCGTTCATGTCTATAGCCGTAGTAGACCAGGACCGGTTTTCCGTTGGCGGCCTCGATTAGATCCTCTAAAACGTCCAATTTTCTATCATGAATCCGGTGTACATCATGGTACTCGTCATAGACTGTTCCACCTGCCATCTGTAGGAGCTTGTTGGAAAGCACCGCCGCATTGGCGGCATCGATGTCGCTGTCCTCTAGCGGAAGCAGCAGATCCCGTTCAAGCTTTCGGTAGAGCTTCATTTCCTTTTCTGACAGCTCCACTTCCACTTTGTTGAAGATGATCTCCGGCATCTTCAGATACTCCAGAGCCTTCATGCTGATGCAGATATCGGAGATCTTCTCGTAGATCTTTTCCTCCGCGTCATCGTTGAGCGCGTAATCCGTCGGTATGCCGCCATTCACGTATTTCTGTGGGTGGAAGTACCTACTGCGGTATCCGCTGAAGCTTCTGCCCAATCTCTCCCCACCATCCAGAAGATAAATCTGGCTCCATATATCCAATAGGCCATTGGGAGCTGGTGTTCCGGTCAATCCCACAATCCTCTTGATTTTATGTCTGACCTTTTTCAGTGCTCTGAACCTTTTAGCCGATGGCGATTTGAAGCTTGACAGTTCATCGATGATGACCATGTCAAAGGGCCAGTCGTTTTTATACAACTCCACCAGCCAGGGAACATTCTCCCTGTTGATGGTATAAATATCTGCTTTCTTGTAAAGAGCCATGGTCCGTTCCTTGGCGCTGCCAAGAACTCTTGACAACCTTAGGTTTTTCAGATGCTTCCACTTCAGGACCTCGTCAAGCCATGTGGTGTTCGCCACTCTTAGCGGCGCGATTACCAGAACCTTGGACACCTCAAACCGGTCATGGAGCAGTTCCACAAGAGCAGTTAGGGTGATCACGCTCTTGCCTAAACCCATCTCTATAAAGATACCCGATGAGCTTTTCTCTAGAATAAACTCTGTACAGTGGGTCTGATATTCGTGCGGGTGGTAAGGTATTCTTGATTTAGGCAGTACGACTTCCGGCAATGCCATCCACCACACCTCCTATATCCTTAGGGTTGTCCAGGCAATACACCAAAAACCCTAGCCCTTCCAGCTCACCTTTTCGCTTTATCTGGTTTGCTCTCATCTTCCTACCGGTTGCCTTCACCTCGACAAATCCCGCTCTGCCGCCTGGCAGAAGCACTAACCTGTCAGGCACTCCATTTATTCCAGGGGAGATAAACTTAAAAGCTCTCCCGCCTCTTCTTTTCACTTCTTTTACGAGCATCAGCTCAAGTTCTTTTTCAGTCATGTCTTTCACCTCGATTTCTGTTGTCTGCAATTCATGTGTCTACTTCTCATCTGCTTAATCCACTTCATTGGTTTTAACCTCACTAATTTCTACTTCTCATCATTTGTCTTGTCAGTTGGTTCTTTTCTTACATCTCAATTTCTGTTTCTTCATAATTCTCCGCTTCTCATCTCTAAACCAATCTGCTTTTCATTAAAATCTTCCTGTAATTAACTCTGTAATTATCGATGTAATTAAAGGGTTAAAAACCCTTACGCGTGTATACGTGCGTAATCATCTGTATATTGGTATATATTAACTACTATTACTCCATAGGCTTAGTTTGATTACATAATTACTAATTATCTTTATGTGTTGTGATTACATCGTTTTAACCTGTAATTGATTTTGTAATTAACCGTTAGTGCAATTGCATCAGTTTCGCTTTTTCTGTAACCGGCCCATGAAGTTTTGTAACTCAACCCGCTCATTGGTTTTGTATTTTAATTTTTTCGACAGGCAGCAACCATAATGATGATTTGCCCAAGACAGGCCACTAATCTTTTCAACAGGCCACTAGTCTTTAACCCTGCAAAACGTCTTCTGGTTTCCGTATATCGGGAACCTGGTCTGTCCCTGTTTGTTTCCTGAATACGTCTCCCAGCCTCCGATACGCATCAATACACCGATAATCTCAAAGGAGTCCTGGCGTCTTAAGTTGGTCTTGTCCTTTCCAAGGCATTCGCACCATATCTCATGGACGCATACCTTTTCTCTTGTTACTGCTCCTATAGGAACTGAAGTGCCAAATTCACTCTCGCCAGCCAGATAGCTTCTTCGTTCATATAAATCCATTGCCTCCCATCTTTCCGGTAAAAGCGTCTCAAGATAATCTTCAATAAGGCCTTCACGGTCATCAGCCTCCATAGCATCGCGCTGCTCATCGAATGCGATCTTCTCTTCCTCAGGGGATAAGATTAATGATTCGCCTTCCCTGTAATACTTGATGGCCTCCGCCCATATCTGATCCACATCCTTCATATCCCATACGTTCTTCTTTCCACCGGTCACTCTGACCGGCCAGAATCTTCTGTTTCCTGTTATGTCTCTTAAAAAACCGCTGATGTTGTTGGTGCTGCCTACGATAATGCACTGCCTCGGATGGTTTTCAACATTGATGCCATAGCTTTGTCTGAACTTGTCATCTGTTCTGGTAATGAATGACTTCACCGTCTCCACATCCATTTTTCGAAGACCCGCAAGTTCCCCCAGTTCCAGAATCCAGTAGCCTTGAAGCTTCTCTGCTCCGGCTTTGTCTCTCATATCGGATACGGTCAAGCTGTCGGAGAACCACTGTCTTCCTAATTTTGCAAAGAAGGTGGATTTACCGATTCCCTGAGTCCCATTAAGGACCAGGATATAGTCGAACTTGATGCCGGGTTCGAAGATTCTAGCAACGGCAGCCACCAGTGTTTTTCTCATAATCGCCGTTGTATACGGGTTATCCTCTGCGCCAAGATACTCGATAAGAAGTCTATCCACTCTCTCGGTTCCGTCCCAAACCGGCAGAGCATCGAGGTAATCTTTAATGGGATGAAACACCCGTTCCGATGCGGCTGTAAGAAGCGCATCTTTGATTTTGGCCGGTGACCAGATGCCATAGTGCTTATCAAAATACATCTTGAGATTGGCATGATCAGCGTCATTCCATCCGTCTTTGACTTGTTCCCATGGCAGTGGCCCATTCACATCCATCAAATGCTTCATCTGGTTATAGGCGATACCGTGCAACCTGGGGTCATGCCTCATAATCGTAAGAATGTTCGTGGGTGTATCTTTAACCGTCCCGTTTTTGTTGAGTTCCAGTTCTAGCTGCCATGAGAGATGTACATCATCAATATCTTCGATCTCAGGTTCCTCAGTTTCAAAGTCATCTTTCTTTTCAAAATCCGCTTTCATCTCCTCTTCCCGTTCCTTTGCCAACTGCCTTTTTACCTTTTCATCTGTTGTGCAGAACTCGAGCATGGCTTTGACTGATGATGTCGACTTAACAGATGTAAGCTGCTTCTTTTCATCCACCCCTTCATCTAGTTCACCAAACCGGTGGATCCTCACAAGGTCAAAGGCATTGCACAAATGACCGCAAGCTGGATCCGTCGCGTGGTGCGAGTAGGCGTATTTGCCGCTATAGACCACAACGCCTGCTGTGGAATCAGCTGGGATATAGTCGTAACGCTCAGGTATTATGCTTGGTTGGTAGATCTCCGGTAGAAATATTTCAATAGCCTCTTCAATGGTGTAGCTCCTACAAAAGGCTCCAATAAGACCTTCTTTTTTGATGGGATCCGCCTGCTTTTTCATCAGCCTATCTATCAATTTCGTTTGTCTTGAAGACACCGGCCAGAATGATGAATCCTGCCAGTTGTCATATTGCTTTAAGATGCTGTCCGGATTTAGAAAGCTTCCTTTGACTTCTCTAAAGAAATATTCTCCATTACTGGATGTGCTTGGCCAGTACATGAGTCTGTTAGGTTCATAGGTGGTATCATCGAAAAGCTCGATGCCGATTTCCTTGGCAAGCATTCTGCTGACCGCTTGGTACTCATCTGAGGTCACTATTCTTGACAATGGAATGATCAGTCTCAGTCTTGGTTTTTCCGGTGTGTGTTTATGGGTAGAGTAGATCACCGCTGCGTGTCCATAGAGCATCTCCATGTTCTCAGCTATGGCCACCGCTTCATCTGCATAGTCCATATCCAGAGTAAGCATGGCTCGATTCACTACACTGTCTTTTGTTCTTCTTCCGTCCTTAAGCTTTCCAGCTACAAAACCACCGACATCTTTCACATTGTCTTGCTGGTACTTCTTCATCTTGCGATACTCTTCCTGAGTCTCGCTTGTGACGGTGGTTCGGGAGAGCCTTTTAACGAACTCTTTCCAGGTCACTGTCTGTTCCTTCCACAATTTATCTTTACGGCTGTTGCCTGTTGAAATGACAAATTTCATAGCTCCTCCTTCTTTTTTTGCTTTTCTTGACTAAAATGATGTCATAATCTTCACAGCTATAAATCACTTCTTCGTTTCTAAGATTTTTAGTTTTATCCAATAAAGGATGTGCTTCATTTTTTAGCTTGGGTAGTTCGTCTGTAAATCCTAGCAAATATTCAATTGGCTTATTAAAAATTTTAGACAAGCCTTTTAATGACTCCCCTGAAGGATTCCTTTTCCCCATCTCCCACATAGCCACAGTTCCATGTGAAAGATCGAGTACTTGAGCAAATTCTTTTTGAGTTAAACCTGCTTCTTTTCGAACAATTTTCACTCTTTTAGAAAACATCTATCTCTCCTCACTTTCTTTTGATTTTTCTTCATCTATCTGCTCTTATTAACCCTTCTGGTAAAAGTCGCATTCGTAGCCATCCGCATCAAGAGGCAGCCCTTCCGACCACTTGGGGCTTTCACTCATGATGCCGCACACTTCCTCAACGCTGGATTCGCCTATCGGCACTTCGCAGATAACCTCGTCATGCACATGAGCAACTATTGAAAATCCTTCTTTATCAAGCCTTAGCATGGCTTCTGCCAGTAAATCTCTTGATGCTGCCTGAACAATATTCTCTACGATTTTTGGCCCATAAGTTTCAATGCGCTCCCACTTTTTAGTGGTACCGATGCCTTCATAGGTCAGTCCTTCCCGTCCGAACTGATTCAGCACCAGCTTCGGTTTCACATAGACCAGGTCACGACCTGAAAGGAGGGTTATAAGTAACATGCCGCTTTTATAGGTAAAGATGATTCCATGGGTTCTGGTCCGGGTGCGTTCTTTCACTGCCGTTATGGCTGCCTTGTCCACTTCCCACCAGAAGTTCACGATGTTTGGATTGGATCTTCGCCAGTTGTCAATCAGTCCTTGAAGCTCGTTTTCTTCGACACCCATCTCTAAGGCACCCATGGACTTTAATGCTCCAACGCCCCCACCATAACCACATGCTAATTCCGAAATCTTACCCTTTTGCCTCAACGGACTGCTTTTTGTGATTTCCTCCATAGGTACATGAAACATTTGTGACGCTGATGCCTCGTAAATCTTTCCGTGGGATCTAAACACTTCCAGCCGCCATTTTTCTTTCGCGAGCCAAGATAGTACCCTGGCTTCTATGGATGAAAAGTCAGCTACGATGAATCGGTAACCCTCTTTCGGTATAAAGGCGGTTCTTATCAGTTCGGATAGGACACCCGGCGTATTGCCAAAGAGCATCTGCAGATCATCAAAGCGTCCTTCTTTCACCAGATCTCTAGCGAGCTTAAGGTCTACAATGTGGTTCTGTGGCAGGTTTTGGACCTGTACCAGCCTTCCGGCAAACCGGCCTGTTCGATTGGCGCCATAGAACTGAAACAATCCATGGACTCTGCCATCTGAACATACCGCCCTTTCTATGGCCTCATATTTCCTGACACTGGTCTTGGCCATAAGGAGCCGTAGCTTTAATGCTTCTTCCACTTCGCCTTCAGTTTCTGAGACCAGCTCTTTTACGTTCTTCTTTGATAGGCTCTCCACTTCCACGCCACGGTCCGATAACCAGTCCTTGAGTTGCGATACTGAGTTTGGATTTTCAAGACCTGTCAGTTCATATGCTCTTTCCGTTGCCGCTACCATAAACTGTCTATCACAGCAGATGGCCTGCATAACGAAATCCATATCCGCTCTAAACCCTCTATCATTGATGCGCTGATCTAGTTCATAAAGGGCTTGCTCAGATTTTGGTATAGGATAGTATTTGATCTTCTTTCTGATTTCCAGTTCTACTTCAACGTCTCTGATGTTGTACTGTTTAAACAGCTCCCATTTATCCGGTGCATCGGATGGCCGATTTCTGCTCCTTCCACCATTAGCTGCAGTAGGTTTGCAGGGGATGCAAAAGTATCTGATGAGAGGTTTTCCCTCCGACATTTTTTGTGTTTCAAGCTTTAGCACTCTGGCCACTCCCTCAAGGTGGAGAGGAAGTCCAAGCATTGCTGCCTGAACCTCGCTGCACCGCCAGGAGGATGGACTAAGATACACAGCTCGGTCTAGTTTTCGGCTGAGATACCACATCAAAGCGACCCGTTCGAAGTTGGCATTGAAGGCTGTTTTGATGATTTTTTCACTGATGATAGCTTCCACGATTTTCTCTGGAATCTCTTCACCACTTGCAAGATCAATAAGCTTCACCGGACCTTCATCGATGCTGTATGCAAAGAGCAGGATGTCGAAATTCGGACTGTCGGTGTAGCGGTAAACGCCACACTTACTTAGGTCGATATCTGAAAATGTCTCAATGTCTATTGATAAAGTTGTCATGGGTTTACCACCTCCTCTCTATCATCTTTACTGCTATGCCAAGAAATCATCGTCAGCTTCAATCTCGAAATCATCTTCAGCTCGGCTCTTACCACCCAGTGGTTCTCCGTCTTTAAGTTTTTGCACGTTTCCTAATCCCGCTGCAATTCCACGATTTCCATTCACATTGAAGGCATACAGATTCAGGCTCACTTTCCCGTAACACCCTGAGTAGACTTCACTTCTATCAAGGATCGTTTGAATCTTTCCATCCACAACTTGAGGTGCATCTTTGGAATTGGCGTTGATAAAATAGCACCCTTCATATGCAGGATCATCCGGTCTATCGATGTCTCCGTCTCGAAGAGGGGTTTTGAGATTCGCTGGAATTTTTCCACCAAACTTTGGTGCACCTTCCTCTTTAGCTGCTTCTACTGACTTCAAGATCGCGTTTACGGTTTTCTTGTCTGACTTTGGAATAATGACTGAAACACTGTACTTAGGGTCACTTCCATTAATACTTTTTGGTTCAAAAACATTCACATAGCTTAATCTTCCGGGTACGACTACTTTCGTTTCTTTACTCATGATAAAATCCTCCTAAGATTTTTATTTGTTTAGCTCTTTTAGCTTAGTTACTATAATCAATGACATTTTGCATTTACTCTTCCACCTGAAACTCCGCGTGCAGTGGATCCACTGCCTGACGTTTGTCTGTCTCAGGCACAAGGGAAAGTTTTCCTTTTGGCTTTTTCACGAAGCCTCCAAGCAGTTCATTGAATTTCTTCTTGCTCATAAGTTTCTCCATCTCGGTGATAGTGATAAGACTTTGTTTGAAGATGTCGGTATATCCTGCTTTCTTTGCAGTTTCCGCTACTGCTATTTCATCGGTGTAAGTTCTTCTTGTTCTGCCCTCTACCAGTTTGAAACCGTCCCACTGCCTTCCTTCATTGATGGCAACCGCTGTCGCATAGGTGTAGATATCCCCGGCCCACTTAGCCAGTTCATCAGCAAGCCCGATGATTTCTGCTATCTCTATATCAGTTAAAAGTGCGGGGTCTTGAAACTCATACTTTAGAAGTTCTAGGTTTTTCACTGCGCGCGCTCTACACTGATTCTTAGCCCTGCAGAATCTGCAATGGTCTCCGGCACAGAATTCACCACCACCGGTACTTGCTATTAACGCTTTAGGTTTTAGTTCTTCGTCCGCCCATTGAAGGAGTTCTTCCACTGTAATCTCCCAGGTAGAAAAGTTATCTACCCTTGGCTGGACAATAGCAATAGACACTTTTTCGATTGCATAGAGCATGTCGAACAGAGAAAGCGCGCCTAAGGCATAGAGCATCATCTGCGGGTTTTTTTCCGCGGATACGATGATCCCTTTTCCGTACTTAAGATCCACTACATGAAGAGTGCCGTTTCCAACGACGACTAAATCGCCGGTTCCGAAGCCTTCCGGTACATAATCGCTGAAGTCCAGCTTCTGCTCGATTAGGATTTGAAGGTCCTTACAGTTCTCTTTTGATCTCTCGATCAACTCCAAGCAGTATTCCACATACAGGTCTGTCATCTCGTCCATCTCGTCCGAGTGATAAGGGCTTGTCGGTTTTTTCGACCTCATCTTCAAGGCTTTCTTTAATTTGTGCTCGGCCAGGTCATGAGCCGCTGTCCCTTCTTCCGCATAGCTGCTTGTCTCGTTTGAAAATTGCTGTTCCAACTGTGCAGAGGGCATACATGTCATCCATCGATGAGCACCTGAAGCGGATAGGACTGAATGTGCATTGTATGATCCGCTCACTTTAACTCACCTGATTCTTTAAGGGCGTCCGCATAATACTTGGGATCCAAAGCAGAAAGATTGTTGGCTCCGTATTTTGTGAGGATGGCTTTCACCGCTTCTCTGTGACCGTCTCTGCTCTTATCCGCCATTGCTGCTCTGACTTCTTCAAGTGTTGGCTGTTTTTCTTCTGATACTGCTTCTACTTCTTGTTCATCATTTGCAGGTTCGGATACTTGTATTGTTTTTGCTTTTTTCTTTGCTTCTTTCACTGGTTCTTTAGCCACTTCATTCTCTTCATTAGTTTCATTTGCTTCCATGGCTCTTGCCAGCATCTCTATGCTTTCTGCCAGCGACATAAGATCACTGACTACATCCAGTGCGAGTTTGATTTTACTCATTTTGCGATTCTCCTTTCTTTTTTTGATAATCAGCGGCTATTTCCTTAAGGATTGGAGCCAGATCCTTCATCTCCCATGGCGTGTTTTCCAGGGTGCCATCAAGTATCATCTTTTCTCTGCCAAAGTGACCGTAGACTGCAAATTGTCTGTAGATCGGTCGTCTCAAACCAAAGGATTTGATGATGGTGCCGGGTTTCATGTCAACGAGAGCTTTGATGATTTCCGTCAGCACTTCATCCGTCAGTCTGCCTGTTCCAAAGGTGTCCACTTTGAAAGACACAGGCTCGGCTACCCCTATCGCGTAAGAAACCTGCACCTCGCATTCCCTGGCGAGACCTGCCGACACGATGTTCTTTGCGATGTATCTGGCAAGATAAGCTCCCGATCGGTCCACCTTCGTTGGATCTTTTCCTGAGAAAGCGCCACCGCCATGCCGCCCTTTGCCGCCATAAGTGTCAACAATGATTTTTCTGCCGGTTAAACCCGAGTCCGCCGCCGGACCACCTAGGACGAACCTCCCTGTCGGATTAATCATCACTTTTGTGTTCTCTGTCAAAAGCTCACGAGGGATAACTTTAGTGATGATATGGGCCATCACATCTTCCCGCAGCTTCTTAATATCCACATCTGAGGTGTGCTGGGTGGAGACGATTATGGCTACAACAGATAGCGGTTGATGGCCTTTTCCGTATCCCAGTGATACTTGCGCCTTGCCATCCGGCTTAAGATAAGGAAGTAGCAACGACTTTCTCGCTTCAGCCAGTCTCATGCAAAGCTTATGAGAAAGCATCAGCGGTAAAGGCATGAGCTCCTGAGTTTCATCGGTGGCATATCCGAACATCATACCTTGGTCTCCAGCACCAATTTCTTTCTTGTCAACACCCATTGCGATGTCTGGGGATTGCTTGTTGATTGCAATTAGCATTCTATAGAACTCACCGTCCGTGGACAGCTCGTCTGCCCGGTAACCGATGTCATGGATCACATTCTTGATAACGCCTTTGTAGTCAATATCCTTTTCAGTACTGGTTTCACCGAATACGTGGACCAGACCGTTGGCTGCGGTGACTTCGATGGCTGTTCTCGCTTCAGGATCTTCTCTTAAAATTTCATCCATGATGCCGTCGGCGATTTGGTCGCACATCTTGTCCGGATGGCCCTCTGTCACCGATTCAGAGGTGAATACATATGCTGGTTTTTGATTGTCATTCATCTGCTTGCTCCTTTCCTATTCCTCTAATCATTCATCTAATTACTCCTTTCTTTTCTTTTTCTTCAACTTGCACTTTATCAAGATCGATCAATCGGTTTGCCAGCCTTTTCGATACGATGCTGATAGCGGTTAAAACACCAACCATTTCGTCTTGAATTTCCTTGCTTGTGTTCACGTTCTCGTCCTCTTTCTTTTGGGTCATATCCAAGCCACCTCCTTCCATCACTTAACCCCTTCACTTATTAGCCAATGGAGAGGGTAGTTTGGTAACCAAAAATTTAAAAAAACTTTCTCAGTTTCTCTAGAATCTTGTCTCTACGCTTCATAACAGCAACATGCGAGATATCTTTTTTTTTGGCAACATCTCTTACTGTCATCTCTTTATAGAAAAGGTCATCGATGAGTTCCTTTTCCTGGCGGTTTAACTCCTTCATCGCTTCTTGCAAAATTAATAGCATCGCCTTGTCAACGACTAGATCTTCTACTGATTGCTTATCAGCATAATCCGCACCCAGATCCATTAAGCGTTGGAGTGAATCTTCTTTATTCGGCACAAATGTCATTTTCTCGTTTTCCATGTCCACGTCTATATGACCGACCTTGACATCCTTCTCAATGTATCTCTCGCGGCGTTTCAACTTGTAGTACTCCTCGTAGATTTCATCTGTAACCGGTATTGACTGCTTTCTAACTTTGATTTCATTACTCATGTTTACTCCTCCCAAAATGTTTTAGGAGAAAATGCATGCTGAAAACGGGCATAAAAAAAGGCCCCAATACGTATAACACGTACTAAGACCAATAAGTCCAAAAATCGTAATGCCCCAAAAGCCATACAACCCGCTTTTGGGCATAAAAATAGCCGCTTACGCTAACTCTCGAATTGAGTCTTAACCAAAACGGCTATCTACATTCAATTTCATTTTTGCATACACTTCCCACTATACTTATTATAGAAGGTTCAAACTGTCAAAACAATTTCAAAAGTCTATCATTTTTCTCTCATTATACTGTCATAGTCCTCTCATCATAGTGTCATTTTACTTTCAATTCACTTTCATTTTTCTGTCATTTAACTATCAATAAACTTCTAATTCTAGTCATTTTAGTGCTATTAAAACCCTTGCCAGTATTCCTTTAGCGGTGGGATGACATATCCCCAAAGAGCTACCCCCATTAACTCAGTAGCCTGTTTCTTATAGCGATAATAAGTTGACTGGGTCAGATTCAACTTCCTCATGATGACATCGTCAGAAGTAACGTCTTTATCAATATAACAGCAAGTGATAATATCGTGGAATACCTCTCCATGCTTTGGATGAGTTTTCAGATTTTTAAGCGCTTTATCAATAATCTGAATCATCTGTTTCGTTTCTGCAATGCACATCAAACGTTCTTCTATCGCTCTTTTATCTTTTGTCAGGTCATACTCATCCAGTTCTAAACTCAGAAAATCAATCAGTTTAGAGATTCTATCGCTTCCATATTCTTGAGCTGTGTCTTGAAGTTCATACACCGCACTTTCTATCCTCCACACGACGGTTCGATAGATGGAAAGAAGTAGCCTTGTCTTATGAAAATACTGCGACTTATTCTTTGTGGATTCCTCCATAGACTTAGCCCTCCTTAAACTATGGAAATCAATTTTCTGATTTTGGTAATTCATTTCACTTTGCATACATAGCCTCCTGTTTTAGAAATTCGCGGCGAAAAGGCATATCTCTATTATATATTCGAACATTTGTTCTGTCTATGAAAATATATTACTCTTTTTTTAAGCCTTATCGTATTAAAAACTCAATAATGCAACATTTACGGTCGTTTTAGGATATTGCATCGCTATTAGATTGGTAGAGTGTTGTATTTTTATTATACAACTTTCTAAATTCATTTTAGTTTATGTTGACAATGAAAGCAAGAAAAAATATAATGTTGATATAGAGTGATGCTACATTCTAATTTCGCTCGGAAGCTGCTATCAAATACTAAATGGAGTGTCTCAATGCTAATGATTATGGTAAAACAAGGTTATATTGTAGTGGATGACGACGACAATTTGATATATGACGATGTCAATGAACATGAGTATCTATTCAATTTTCTAGACGAAGATTTGAGCACTGCCGCCAACCTCTTCGAAGAAAGCTTTTATGCAATTCTTAACCACTATCACCCAGATCAAGATGATTATCCGGATATATCCGATCATATGTATTTGCTGGAGGAAGGCTTGAAAGAAATACATCCATTTCTCCAATATTCTTATGACGACTTTCTGTTCAATTCTATCGGTGATTTTTTGAATGCCAACTTAATACACCAATTGAATGGGAATGGAAGCCATACCTTTTCATCATTGCTAGATGAATTTCTTTATAACGACTTATTCAAAAAACTGTATCCCAATTCTTATGATAAGTTTGATGAGAAGGTTTCTAAGTTTTATAAATCATACTACTACAACGCTCTAGACGAACCTGATATAGATGCCTCATATATTCCCTTACCTCCCCAGGGCTTATATGATTTGATAGACCTGCAAAATCAATTGCGTAAAATGGTATTCTGGATTCTGAATCCCTCAATCGATCACTTAAATGAATTGTCCACCGATGAAAGAATTGTTGCATACAACATTATATGTGGAAAACAATTTGGTTCCAATCCTGTAAGTTTTTCTAAAACATTCAGTTTTTCAAACACCAATCAAGTTCAAAATGATAATAGATATGAGAGTCTGATTGACCTTCATAACCATCCTGACAGTATTGGAGCGGAAGAGATCGAGGAGTTAAGGAACGTTGTAGAGCAAGTTAAAAACACTAATGTTAAAGGACTGGTTGAAACATATGAAGTGAAAGTGTTGGCGGACGTACTTTTTTATCAAGTTTATCATATGGTTTTGTATGAAGAGAAAGTCAAGAAATGCAGGAATTGCGGAAAGCATTTTATTGTCAGACATTTGAATGTTGAATACTGCAATCGAAAAGTCAAATCTTTGAAGAGCACTGAAAAAAACAGCACCTGTTTTGATATAGGATCAAAACTGGCCTATCAGAAGAAACTAAAAGAGGATCTGCCATTGCAATACTACAACAGATCCTACAAAACTCATTACGCTAGAAGAAAAAACAGTAAAATGTCTCAATCCGATTTCTATGAGTGGCAACAGGAAGCCAAGGCTAAACTTGATGCCGTTAGATTGGGTGAGTATGATTTTGAAGCATATAAGGTGTGGCTAAAAAAGTAAGTTTTGATTCAAGGAAAAAGTCTCCATTAGAATCTTCGTGATGATGTGTTCTTAATCTATGTGATAAAAAAATCATAAGTAACCATCTGCAAAATGGAAGGGGCACTCTACAAATTTGACATAGGGTATCTTGCTTGTTTTAAACGATACCACGTCATGTGAAATTCACATCTATTCTTCATTTTATGTTTGCAGTCATTTCAACACGCACACCTTTGTGCAAGTAACCTTTATGGACTTTTGCAATATCCTGCATGCATCCCAATTTTATTGGAGCACTGTATAGACGTTCAATAACTTCTTTTTTTATAGTTTTAATGATAATTCGTGCTTCACTTTGCTCTGCAAAGCGGATGTTTTTTACCAGTAATTCTTCAGGGTATTTTTGACCAAAATCCATCCAGCCATTAGAACCGTGTGCCTCAAAATCAAAATATGAAACATTCCCAATTAGTATTTCAGAATCTTCCAAACCAACTTTTCTCAATGCTTTATGCAATCTATTCTTAAATTCATCAAAGTCGGAAATGATTATCAGTGCAGGTTGGTCCTCTAACGGTAACATTTCAATATCTTCCGGTAAATTATTGTCTGAAAAGTCTCTAAAATATGAAGCTGGTATATTAGCGGTTATCCTGTGTTTTCCCTCACTATCAGGACAAGAAAACAAGCTGTTTTTCATGATGTACACACAAAAGCATGGCAAGCTTAAACTTCGTTTATCTTTTAAAAACAGTCTTTCCCCGCATATTTCCTTGTATAATGGTCTGGCATTAGGATTTAAGATACAGCTAGACTCATATTTTTGAATTAATTCGGATATACGTTCAACATCTAAACTATGACAAAATGCCAGAGTTCCCTCATATCCATCTCCTCGTCCATCTCCATATTTTTTGGAGTAATCAATCCACGATTCGGGTGTGTTGAATTTGATTGATCCTGTATCTATAAAAGATTCAGCATATTTAGAACTAGTTAATCTAAAGACAGCAGAAAAACTATTAGGTTTTTCCCATTCTCCCATAAAACACCTCTTTTTTAAGTAAAAATGCATACATTTTACTCTGTGAATTATCCAATTAAGATTGGTCGATTTTAATATCTTCATTTTTACATATTAAATTAAAGATAAACAAACCTCCTTATATAATATGAAAGGAACTCAATATTAAATGTTTTTAGACATCTACTTTTTCACCCTTGACTTCACAGCTTCAAACTTCATCGAGCCTCTTGATTTTCTACCAGTAAAATAGTTTCCTTCGAGTACCATCGGATTGCTTATATTCAGCATTGCTGTTCCATAGTGCATTGGGCTTCGGTCTTGAATTTCTGCTCGAGGATCATTCTGGTAAGTATAGATTAGGTATTGAACGCTCTGTACCTTGCCAAATGAAGCAGTCAAACTTCTGCTAGTGCTTTCTTCTGTTTTTAACAAAATCGCCACATTCAAGAACGTCTGATCAATAACAATTTCTCCAAAACGCTTTGTACTATCATAATCCGATATGAACGTCCCACAATAATTCTTTGCAAGTACAGGCACATCATTCATCCAACATAGCCATTTCCACTTCCATGCCCATTTATTAAATATCGCCATTAAAATAGCCGCAATACCAATAGCTTCACCGATAAATCCAAATGAACTATAACTAAGATTTAAAACATGTCCAGCCTCCCACATGTTTTTTACATCAGACCATGAAATGAGGTAACGAACCAGTGTAAGAATTGCTGTTAGCCAAATACTAATATTGACAAATCTCTTGACATTTGCATCCATACTTAACCTCACTTGAAGTCTATGTAATTATACATGTTGTATAGGAAGAGTTTTGTATCTTCCGGTGTCCATTTGCGTCCAGAATGAAACAGGTACAAACGTTCACTAACTTCTCCCCATTGTTTGTGTTTCTCATCTTTAATTGCATTCCATAAAAAAACGATGACGTTTTGAACAGTTTCAACCCAGGTTTTACCTGCCATGATAGTCCCATTCGGTACATTCCAAACGAGACATTCAATCAAAAATGACGTTATTTTATCACCGTCCGCCTTTCCATCACCAACCATATCATTGCGTATGTGCTTCATGATTCGAACGAGCTTCTTATATTCGTAGTTAGTGCTATTATTCTTCTGCTTGCCATTGCTGATGTGATCTTTAGGATAATTAATTACCTCAGTACCATCGTTTGAAAAGAACTGAATACCCTCTACATATTTTCCAGAATCTGTACTACTTAGAATTTTATAATCCCTATACTGGAAGGCAGGAACAATATCTGCATTTATATGATAGCTATTAGCCTCAATATTTATACTCTTATTCCCAACGTTAATTACATAGTCTCCAAACTTTTTCTTTAATGCTTCACCAATATAAGTTTTATAATCAGGATAAGTAATCGAGCCCTCTGTATATCCGTAATCCTTATCTGTCTTTCCATCAACATAATTGCAATAAAACGTAGATGTCAACATCACGCAAATATCCACATCGCTATTTTGTCTGACATTAGTATTATTTGCATAGGAGCCTTGTGCAAAGATCTCCATCGTACAATCCGTCAACTTATAGTACGATGTTACAGCATCTTTAGTCATTAGAACTGCATTTTCAACACGCTGCTCTTCAGTTTTGGAAAGCGGTGACGTCCATGATGCAAAAGTTTCTTCTGTATATTTCATTCGTCCAACCTCCCCTT